TGGCGTTGTCTCCGCCTGCAAGTTTGGCGTTGTCTCCGCCTGCAAGTTTGGCGTTGTCTCCGCCTGCAAGTTTGGCCCAGTGTCCGCCTGCAAGTTTGGCCCCGCATCCGCCTGCAAGTGTGGCGTTGTCTCCGCCTGCAAGTGTGGCCCAGTGTCCGCTCTTCTCTTTGTCAGAAACACTCTCAACTTCTTCTTTAATCTGCCGATATGTCACATCAAAACTCGCCCTAATAAATTCTGCTAAAGACAACCTTGCACCAATTTTTAGTTTCTTCGTGCAATATTTCTTCTCGTCATTTGTAAGAGTTTCGTCCAGTGCTTCTACTTCCGCAAATTCGCACATTTCGCCGTTATCATCAATTAACGGATAATAGTCAAGTACATCCATAGGATTTTTACAGAAGTGCATACCATTTACACAAATGTTTGCTTCTGGTTCTTCAAAAATCGTGTTCTCTGCGTACTGCTTATCCTTGCAGATAAGCCCTTTACGAAAACATTTATATCCTTTCATTCCCATTCTCATTCCTCCCCATTGCATACTTTCAAAGTTTCATCATCCGTCCTGCGAATAACAATCAACTGGCGGCTTACATCTGGAATCCTGTTTTCGTCCAAGGATTCTGTATCATCAATCCAAATCGGCAGCTTGATTCCGTTCATGTCCTGCAATCCTTTTAACAAGAAAATTTCTGCAAGGATTCTGTCTCCATGGTTCAGTCCATTGAAATAATCAACGCCATTTACATTGATTCTCAAAGTTTCCTTAATATCTCCGCTCAATGTTTCTTCGCTCATTTTTATTTTGATAAACTCAAATTTCCTGTTTACCATATCCTCCAGAGCTACATTTTTAGCAATGCTGAAATCCTGCAACATATCAATCTGGCGTTCAACGTCCGCTATTTTCTGCGCCTGTTCCTTAACGGATTCCTTCAACGAATCAATTCGTTTTTCTGTATTTTCGGTATCTCTGATAATAGCTTTGATTTCAGATTCTTTCTGTGAAAGGTCAGCCTTGTAGCTGCTGATTCGTTCCGTTACCTGCCGCCATAAATCGGTCGATTCAAAAAGCCTTGCTGCTTCTGCTTCTGATTTTTCCAATTCTTCCGAAGTCCTTTTGTATTCCTCCGTTCCAGAAAATTTCATATCGGAAAATATTTTTTCTTTTTCAGAGGAAATTTCCTCTACTCGTTTCTTCTTATCGGAAATAAAAGCCGTAATTTCTTCGATTTTCTTGGAATTAAGACTGATTTTTTCTTCAACCTCCTCAATCTTGGATTCGGCAGAGGAAATGGCACTTTCTGTAAGCCCGATATTTTCTTCTCTTTCTTTCTCAAATCTTTCTCTATCTTCCTCTGTTCTTTCTTCTGTCAAAGGCTGCCCACAAACATGACACACGCCACTTGCGATAAAATCAGCATTTTTCAGCCGCAGGCGTTCTTTTACCAAATCCATCAACTCCTTATTTTTTAAGGCAAGAAAGATTTTGTTATCCTGCAATTTTGTATTTCTTTTGGTCAACTCCGCTGATTTTTCTGAAATTTCCTTATCCAGAACAGCCAATTCTTCATTGATAGCACCGATTCTTTCCCTTTGCGTTTTTGTCTGCTCCTTTTCGATTTTGGATAACTCGCCTTTGAGTTTTTCGATATGTGAAAGCAGGAAAGTGTATCTGTCGATTGAAATATTCAGTGTTTCTTTCAGGTTCTCCATACTATCAATGTTTCCGATAATAACCGCTTTCTCGGATTCCAATTTCTGCAAATCAGAATCATCCGACCTGTCAAGTCTGCGCTGCTCGTAGTCCAATTCAACATTCAGCCTGTCCAGTTCTCCGTTTTCGACAGAAAGGCGTTTTTTCAGTTTCTTCAATACGTCCTCTGTTTTCTTTCCTGCGGTCATTTCGTAAATGCTCTGGTATTCTGCATTTTCCTTGCAAAAACGCTCCACATCGAACCCAGAAAGGCTCTCAACGGCTTGTCTGGCATCCGCAGTCGATTTTTTCAAGGTCGACAAAAATACAGACGCATTGGAACACATTGCAATCGTTTCTGGCGGTGCGATACCAGACAAGAAATCATTGACTTCCGCTGCTTTCGCAGATACGCCATCAAGAATATAAACAGTTTCATTTCCGATAAAAACGCCCTTACGATACTTTCTTTTAGTCACTTTTCTAATTTCGTGTTCAATTCCGTTGATTTCCAAAGTAATCGCTCTTTCGATTTCCTTGACAGGCTTTTCTTCTCCGTTTTCGTCCACAGGACAAATATTATTCGGTGCTGTACCGTTAGCAAATTTCCCTGTCATAACATCAAAGTAGGCGTTCATCAGGGTAGACTTGCCGCAACGGTTTTTACCTCTGATTTCCGTTTTTTCGGAAAAGTCAACCTCCACATTTTCAGCACCCATATAGTTTTTAAGGCTGATTTTTTTCAATAACACTTCCGTCAATCACTCCACATCCTTTCTATACATTCGCTACAGCCAACGATTTCTCCGTCATCCCTTTTATAAAGGTATTCGTATTGCGTCTCTTGGCAGTGCGGACATTCTTCCTGCTCTTTTTCGCAGTATCCGCAGCCGTCACATTCATTCTTTAACCCTGTCCTGCATGGGTAAGCCATCATCATCACCGCCAGTGAGCATAGCTAAGATTTGTTCGGAATTCACAAATTTGTCTGTTTTCAGATATGCAATAACAGCCTTTACCCTGCCGTTCAGTTCCCACAGTTCCTGCAACTCATTCTCTGGTGTTAATTCTCTGCCGTTTTTCATTTTCTCTTTCCTCCCTTTTCCGCCTTTTATATTTTTTTGAGTATTCTTTCTTGTAGGCATCGACCTTCTCTTTATTGCTCTCTTGATAAGCGCACACGCTTGCTATGTATCTATCTCTATTCTTTCGGTAACGTTCCCTAGCCTTTTCGCGAATCCTCTCTTTGTTTTTCTCGTAATAGCTTTTCTGGTATGCTTTGGCATATTCTTTGCGTTCTGAATAATACTTTCTGAGGTATTCTTTTTTTCTCAAGCCGGTTTTGCTTCTCGTCATCCCTGCAATTCTGTTGATTTCAGCGTCCGTCACATACTCCTTTCGTGAAAAATCATCACAGATGCAATCTGGGTGCGGACATTCAAAACAGTTGAAATCGCATACAGGATTTTTCATTTTTCCTGCCCTCCGTAGAACAAACTGCCGATTGCGATTGCAATCATGACGCTGCTCGCGAGATAAAACATCATTCGCCCGTCAGCATTTTCCAGAACAAACACCATGACACAAAGAGAAAGAAGCGTTCCCAGAAACATAGCTGCCCACCGCAGCAGACCACGGCGGATGTAAAACGCAGTCCGTTTCCAATTTCTCATAACCTCACCACTTCCCCATCACTTTCAAAGAACTGACTGTAGCGGAAACTCTCTGTGTATCCTCCTGCAAAAATGGCAGTGAAGATGAATGGATACAACCCTGTTACCGTTCCCGTTCTTCTTTTCCGCAAGACGTTTGCTCCATGTCTGTCCTTGCCAAACTCAAGCACCTTAACCTTCTTTTCTACAAACAGTTTCTTTTGCGCTGTTTCTCTGATTTGTTCGATTTTCATGTTTTGCACCCCTACCTTTGCTACACTCCGGGCAATAATAGCCCTTCCCGGTATCCTGCGTTGCGGCAATGTTCCAAACGTTACCGCAGATATTGCAGGCTACTACTCTTTTATTTGTTGGCGTTCTACGCGGCAACCCGATTGACATTTCCTATCCCTGCCCTTCTTACTTCTTCTGGTTAAAAAAGGCATACAGGAAAATCAGAACCATCTCCGATGCGATTGTCACGAAAACGCCTGCTACAAATGGATTTACATACATATTCAACACCTCGCTAACGGACTGCATATATCAGAATTGCGCAAATAAGCCATAAAACAGTCCAAAATCTCAATTCTTTGCCTTCGTTTTCAATGCACATTACAAAAAACGAAAATTGCAATACAATTAAAATGATTTTTATTACAATCATTCCTTTTCCTCCGCATCTTCTTTTTTCCGCTCTGCCATGCTCTCAACTTTGCCGAGGATATAGCCCTTATCAAAATCGGACATCTGCGGAATTGCTTCTTTCAGCTTTTCTACTACCTGTTTTTCCTTTTCGCTCATTTCCTGCACCTCCTTCCTTAAATTTTCTTCCCATTATCGTCAACCGCATAAAGCTCGATAATATGAGGTTCTCCGTCAATAAAATCTACAACCGCAGCAACATGAAAATCGTTTCCAAAGTGCAGCGTGATAACACTTGCGGTTCCACCATCGCTACATTCCGCTGTTTGCTCATGAGCTTCTGCAAACCGAAATCCTATTGAAACATCAAATTCATTTAATTTATCAATGTTCATCTTTCTTTCTCCCTTCTATGCGCAATATTTAATTTCGTACTCGGAGACAATTTTCGAGAAAATCTCCCGAAGCTTCTTATCTCCCTCAATCACATCAATTTTTCTGATACTATTGATTGCGGTTTTGGTCGCACCAGAATTTCCCATCCTCTGCTTCATGTTTCTAAGCCTTGTGCCTAAATCGCATCCGGCTCTTTGTTCCAATTCTGAATACAGTTGGGTATTCAATGTTTGAAAATCAATTTTGGAACTAAACTGAACACGTTTAATTTTTCTGTTAATCTCAATCCGCCAATTATCCAGTACAGGTTTAACAGCTTCCTTAATTGTTTCTGTAGTTTCAACCGCCTTTTTCGCTGTTTCATTCGCAAGTGCAATCTGCCTGTCTCGCTCTTTATCTTCCAACTCTTTATTAGCGATGCTTTGCGCCAGCTTTAAGATAAGCTGCGTTTCCGGCGATAATTCCTCATTGACAAGCCGTCTTGTCTTAAAATATCCGTTCACAAGCTGTCTTTGAACCGTCCATGACAAGTCATCAGAAAACGGCTTTACCAACATTAAATATCCCTGCTCAGTTAATAGCAAAATTCCGTTCGGAGCTGATACATTGAAAAGGGATTTTGCTTCGTACGTTTCACATACGAAGTAATCTTCCCCTTCTCTGAAACGAGTTTTGTTCCTGTTGAAAGTTGCCCTCGCCGTTCCCTCAGGTCTTTCATGTGCCATATCAACATCTTTCAATGTAACAACTCTTTGCCCTCGATATTCCTTTACCGAAATATCAGTATTTTGGATATGAACCAAATCGTGCATTGCACCATTCCTTTCTGTGTTATAATGTCCTTATCATTTGATAAGGGGAGTGTATTTATGGCAAAATGTCCGTTGAACAATTTTTCATCGTGTCAAAACGATTGTGCTTGGTATCTTCCGAAATCACAGTGCTGCTCTGTAGCAAAATTGGCAAAACTAAACGGTTTTGACGCACTTTCGGAATTAAAAGCAATTCAGAGAAATCTTTCGAGCATCGAAGAACGAATCAATCGTTGATTCTAATCAAAATCGTATTTGCGATTCTGTCGATTTCTCCTGCAATACGGATTTTTACATGAACATCCTGTGTCTTTCTGCCTTCCTCTTCCAACTCTTTCATCTGTCGGAAGAGGATTTCTTTTACATCTAAATCGAATTTTCTTTCTTCCATCTCCTCACCTCCTTATTTCGTTTGACTTTGTATGTTTAATTTATCACACATAATCAATCTTGTCAATCATTTTCTTAGGAAATTATTTGACAATGTATGATTCCCATGATATTATATAGTAAAAGGAGGTGATAAAAAGATGGGCGAACGATTAAAACTGCTAAGAGAAAGGCTCGGAATGACACAAGACGCTTTTGCAGAAAAAGTAGAATTGACCAAGAACTACATTTCCCTTGTTGAAACAGGAAATAGGAATCTGGCAGATAGAACTTTGAAAGATATTTGCAGAAAATTGAATGTAAATGAAGAATGGCTAAGAAATGGTACAGGCGAAATGTTCCTGCCAATTTCAAAAGACGATGAAATTTCAGAGTTGTTCGGTGAAGTCCTAAGAGAAAGAGACGGTAATTTCAAACATAGACTTGTCAGTGCTTTAGCCAGATTGGATGAAGACGGATGGGATAAATTGGAAGAATTGATTGATATGATTTCCGGCTCAAAATAAGAAAAGCCCTGCACCGAAAAAAGTGCAGGGTCAATTTTTTATTTCAGTAATGTATTTAAAAAAACATAAATCGAACGAAGCCAGTATTCATCATCAATTTTTTTGCTCATTTTCAAAATTTCAGCACGATAAAATTCCTTTTCTTTAAACATTTCTTCATTTCTTGTCATAATCTTAACGCCCTTTCTTCACTTTTCGACACTTTTAGCTATAGACTTTTTAATTTCAAGGTTTACAATAATATTGGGCGGCGAGAACGCCAATCCAAACGCCGCCCAATAACCAGAACTGCGGGTACCTGTTTTTTAGGTACAAGCCAATTATACCAGAAGGGAGAAGGATTCCATTGCAGTTGACTACCGAAAATTCAACAAAACTTTCCATTCGACTACAAAATAGAAAGGTGTGTGAATCATGGGGCAAATATTGTTAAATACATCTCCAACCTAAAAAATGAGCTATGCAGACAAATGATTCTGAAAGGGTGGAGCATCGCCCAGCTTTCCGTTCAGTGTGATTTATCATACAAAGCTATGTATAATATCATCAATGAGGAAACGGAAGATATGCGGCTTTCCACGTTTATTAGAATCTGCGAAAACATCAGTATATCATTGGTTAAGGTGCTTGAGATTTCCAATTCGGAAATCTTGGCGGACGAGCTTTCTAAGGCTCTCGTCACTTGTGGCGGCAATCGTTACATATTGAAACGAATATTTTAGGATTGAGGGGCTTTTATTAGCCCCCTTTCCTTTTTTACCTGTAGGTCCTTCGCTCGATACGGTCAAGGATTTTGTCTGCATCCTGCTCTAACTCGGGGAAGTGTTTTACAACGTCAATCGGGTAATCAGGATACTTCCCGACCTCATTCTTGTAAATCTCCCTTGCTGCATCCAAATCGTACCTTTCGGAAAGTCGGGTCAGTATGCAATGATACAGATAACTGTAGCTGTTTCCACTGTATCTACATAATCTGTAAATCCTGCCCTTGTTCCGCTCGTACCAATCAGATACAATCGGTACTCTGGGCGTGAAATCCTCTGTGAGCGGTTCTTTATAGTATGGCTCTTTATGCACCTCTCTGACCTTGAAATAGGCGTTTACAAGCTGCCGCTGCACCTTCCACGATAAATCATCAGTAAAGGACTTTACAAGCAGCAGATAGCCGCTCTCGGTCACTAAGGTAAGACCGTTGGGAGCAATAATATCATACTCTCTTTTTGCTTCCGACGAATTTCGTCGGATATAATCTACTCCCTCTATGAAGTGCTTTTTGTTCTTTCTGAAATTTCGGCTTGCTGTTCCATCTGCTCTTTGATGCACCATGTCAATGTCCTTGAAGGTTACAACTCTTTCGCCGTTGTACTCTCTAATCTGCATTTCTGTGTTTTCGATTGTGATAACTCCATTCATTTCCATAACCTCCTTCAATCTTAACTTGAAAGAGATTTCCCTTTATGTTAAAATATTCCATAGAGAGAAATCTCCGCTTTAGAGTAGTCAGATACCGCCAAGTAATCTTTGACTACTCTTTTTCTTTTGCCAAAAGAAGATGTATCCCTCTCCTGATTGCTTCGCCTTTGGTAATACCGTATTTCTCACAGTATTCTTTCAGCCTGTTTTCAGTTTCGGCATCAAGACGAATGCTAAATCTGTTAGACTTAGGATTTTCCGCTTTCGGTCTCCCTGCTGGTGACATCAAACCACTTCCTTTCTTGTCACACCTTTATTATATTTATGTCACACCTAAATGTCAATAGCTTTTTAAAAATTCCAAAAGAAAAAGCACCTTCGGGTGCTTTTTCTGCTTTTAATTGCCTTTTACGATATCCACAATTTCCTCTGTTCGTTCCAGTCCCTTGTTGAAACTCTCTGAATTTTCTTTGAGAAAAGAAAACCTTGCAACGCAGATAATTACAATGACGATGAAAAGAAGAATTTTCATTTTTTTGTTCATTTTGTCAACTCTTTCACCTCAACGGTATATCCCATGATTTCCCCGACTTCCGTACACTTGCCTTTTACAGTAACAATATCTCCCTTTGCGGCACTTTTTACGAAATCCTTCTGTGTATCGTCTTTGAGTTTGCAGCTTACGGAAACGATGTGTAATCCTTCCGTTGGCATAACGCCGATGTAGGCTAAATCACTGTCAATGACATCCATAGAACCGCTAAACTCAATGTATGTATCTTTGTACTTTTCAGCCGCAGCAGCAGGATTGTTTTCCAAATCATCATACATTGCTTGAATATCAACCTTGTTGTATTCAATGTCCTTTTCTTCCTTTTTGCTGGAATCGTCTCCACCGCCAATTAAAGCAATCGCAATAATAATTAAAAAAATCCATGCAATAATAAATTTCAACTTACCGCCTTGCTTTTTCCGACAATTCGGGCAAATCTTAGCTTTTTTCGGAATATCTGACTGGCAATGTTTGCACTTTTTTACTTCATTTTCTTTGTTTTCCATGGTTAAACTCCTTTTCAATATTATTTTCTCGCTTCAACGTATACCTCATACTTATCAAATTCATTTTCTGGGAATAGCTCAAATTCTTCCGTAACTGTTCCGCCTGCGCTCAGTTTGTAACTACTATCATCCAAATAATGGTAATCAGAACCAATTACTTTCCCATTTTTGAAGAAAAATACAGTTGCTTTTACTGCTTCCATATCATAGTTTCCTAAATTTGTAGCAGTAACAAGAACCTTATCCCCTGCTTTGGAGGAAGTTGTTTTCAAATCAGCAACCGCAGATTTGAAATATGTTTCTTTTTTTGTTTTTAATGTGTATGTTGTTTTCGCAGGAACACTATCAAAAATATGCTCCAAAATGGTTGTTTCCCCACTACCGACAACAGATGCAGAATCAGATTTTGCGCCGATAGAATTTCCTGCCGCGTCCTTTGCAACTACATTGCTTTCAATCCTCAGCGGTTCAGAAGAATTATTTGTTACCAGAAGGTCATAATAAAAGGAACCGTATTTCTCATAATAGTATTCTTTTGCGCTTAATTCTGTTGTCTGATTGCTTGTTGTTGGCGTGGTATTCTGCGGCTTTTCGCCAAGATAAACCGTTTTCGTTGCGCCATCCCATGTAACGTCTTTTCCGACCGCTTCGGCTACCGCCCTAACAGGTAGATAGGTTGTGCCGTTGTAGGTGAAAGGCTCTTTGCTTGTGGAAAGCTGCTTTCCATCAATCATAATCTTGATGTTGCTGAACGATACGGGGATGTTCATATTTGCCACCTTCGCAAATGCCACCGTACCCGAACCAAGCACCATGGACGCAACCACCGCACCAAAAATCATGTCTTTTAATCTTTGAAATTTCATATAAAACCCTCCTTTTTGTTTTGTCCTTCCATCATATAGCACTAACAATTTTTTTGCAATATTTTTTGTCTTTTTGTGAATATTTTGCCTTTTTGGTGGGTTTTTGGGGTTCTGCTTTCAAAAAATTTTTCGCCCTATTTTTGGCAAAGAAAAAAGCACCGCATAAAGCAGTGCCATTTCTCACTTTTATCCACTGGGAAATCTTAATCATTTTTATAATACCAAAAACAGAAAACATTTTCAATATGCATTTTCGCCCTATATTCGCCCCTATAAGCCGCCTTTTTATTTCACTTGACCGATTAACCGCCAAAAAAAAGAAAACGCCCTCTCACAAGCCGCAGAGGGGCAGAGAAAGCATTTCCTTATTCAGCTTCTCAAGGTCGAATTTTTCAAGCCTTGACAGGTCGAACGCCTGTAATTTTTCTATACATTCTTTTCGGGTTTTTCCGTAAACACCTATTAACATACCGCTTTTTGCTTCTGTCACGCTCCAAGAGCCACCAGAGCCGCAGATATAAAAAACAAATTCTCCGCGATCCACCCTGTACCCTTCCGCAAGCACACGCTCCTTTTTTTGCCCTGCAAGCTGACGGACTGCGAAAAACTTTTCTTTTTTCATTCGGTTATCTCTCCTTTTCTACACAGCCAATCCGCAGAACGTCAAGCCCTGCGGATTCCTTTTTGTTAAAAGTACGCCTTTTCATAACACACTTTCTTTAGGTAATGAATTTTTCTTTCCAATCCGCCGCCTAAGTCCATTGCATAAAGCATTACATTCAACGGAACAGCATTTAACAGTTTTTCATGCTGTTTTATCTCCGGCATAGAGTTTAACCACTGTTCCCATTTTTCATGCTGTACATTAGCCGTATGCTCAATTTTTAATAGCGCATCGGATGGTATGTATCTTTCGGGATTGACATACCATGTAATTTTTCCGCAATTGGCAATATGGGCAACACTTTTATAATCTCCGTTTTCCTCTACTGCCTTGTTGCAAATAGTAATATCGTTACCCAAATGTCCCATAAACAATTCAAATTTTTTCATTCTTTTCTTTACTTTCTTTTTCTCATGTTCCATTTTCCTTGGCTTGTCTCATCAGTTGGACGGTTGCCACCCTACCCAAGACCGCCCGAAGGCGGTTTCGACTTTTTAGTCACGGATATACGACCATGCGTTTACTTTGCTTGTTCCGTATTTCTTTAAATATGTGTCAATGCGTTTTGCAAATGCTTTTCTAACTTGCTCAAGCCCTGAAATAATAATTTCAATTTCATCTTTTCCGCACTTTTTCAAATCACGACAGTTACTCCAATATCCCGGCGCATATTCCGGATTTTGCGAAATTCGGCAAATGCTATAGCTTTTTAATCGTGATCCGATTTCCTGCCCGTAGTAATGAAGTGAAGTATAAACTTCATATTCCCCTTCAAGAGCCTGATAAAGATTTTCAATCTGACTGTTAATCTCTTCCAGATTTTTTCTTTTAAAAAAGTTTTCTGATGTTCTGGCATGTTCAACCATGCTTTGAGTTTCCTCCATTTCTTCATCGGTTGCCCTTGCATACATCCCTGCACCAAAGCAGAAATCTTTTTGAATTTTAGGTTTATCAAAGTCAATAATCGTTCCGTCTGGCAGTTCTACAACGTATGCAACCATTTTTCTTGCATATTCCTGCATTGATGTGCTACTTGTCCAGACTTCCTTTTTAATGATATTCATGTAGATTTCTTTTAACTCTTTTTGGCTTTTCATTTTAATTTCCTCCTTTTGTTTTGCTGTTTTCTTAACTTCTTGAGTATATTATAACGCTAACGTGTTATAATTTCGATACGGAATAGTAGCCAAAAATAACACGATAACGATATATATTCATTGTGCAAATTATATACCGATAACACTATATATTTATAACGATAGCATTAACACGATAACATGAATATATTGACACGATAGCATCATTATGATATCGTTATAATAAATAACACGATAACAATAAAGGAGGTTACGAGATGGCTACAAGTAAAGCCCACATAAGGGCAACCGCAAAATATGAAAAGAACAACTATTTTAAAACCCTTGTCAGATTCAAAAAGGAGGACGAAGAACGAATCAGGAACGCCGCAGGGGACAGTCTGAACGGATTTATTGTTAAATGCGTATTAGACAATCTGAACGGTGAAGAATCTACAAAAGTAGCAGACACTACACCAGATACAGAAGCGGCGGAGATTACCCCCGCAGAGCCGGAAACGTCAGAATCGTTCAATCCCCTACCCGATGCGAAAACACCCGACAGCACGCCCGAAAACGGCTTGAAACCGCTGACTATTGAGGATATTTAAGCTATGTTCGATAACAGGAAAACAGACGAAATCAGACAGGAGGAAGAAAGACAGGAGCGGAAAGAACAGGAGGAGCAGGAGCGGCGAAAGCTGCTAGCCAATCCAGAATATGCCGCCACCTATGCCCAGCTTATGGCGATGGAGACCGCAGAGAAGGAAAAGAAACGAGCCGAGATGCTCACCAGAGCGAGATTAGAAACATTGTAAACCTGACCGCCAGAAATGGCGGTTATTTTTCCATATTTTACCATTTATTTATCTTTGTAAAGATATCTTTGAAAAGATTTAATATTTTAGGAAGATATCTTTTTAAAGATATTTTATCTTGATTTTTTGCGGTGAAATTCGTATAATTGAGAATAGGAAAAACGAAGGAGGTTATTAAAATGATTGTATTTAAATTTGACGTTGCAGCTGCATTAGAATCCGCCGGGGTTACTTCTTACACGGCTGTAAAAAATGGATTGTTATCTGTCGACACATGGCGGAAAATCAAGAAAAACGATGCAAATATAAGCATGAAATCTCTTAACAAAATTTGCATCATTCTGAACATGAAGCCAGAACATTTAATCACATACAAGCTGGATGAAAAAGAAGATTCTGACATAATAGAAAGGCTCAAAAAACTAGGTTAAGAAGATAGCTTTTGAAAGATGCACGATACCCCATACAAGCATCTGTATCTGTAAGGGGTTAAAAAGAATGTAATCTAGTATCTTACTTCATACAGTAAAACCAATGAAATCTAATATATTCAAGAATGAAATCTAAAAAAGAATTTAAGTACGTAGTAATATATTAAATCTTAAAACAAATACAGAAACCGATTAAATCATAAAAAACAAAATTCCCTATTGACAACATGATTAAATTTTTGTATCATATCCCACAAGAAAGAAAATTGAATTTAAAAGGCATCCAGCTAACGCCGTTGCTCTGGATGACCTGAACGGCAAGGACGGCACCTCAATTATTGATTAAGATACCAACACGCCACAGAATGAGAGTAAAATCTTTTTCTGCGGCTTTTTTAATTTACCGCAGCAGGAACGAGGAAGGAGGCGCGGATCATGGAAAATAAAATTTACGATTCAGAAATCGAAGCATGTTTAGATTCATTCTGTGCCGAAAAGGGGATCTCGGATATCTCCAAGGAATCCCAGAGCGTCTGGAATGCGGCGCTAATGTATATTAAAAAAAATGTATTCCCAGACACAAAACAGTTAAAATCTAGTATTTTATTCAAAAATGGTATAGGAGCAATGAGCAATTGTAATGCCTATGACTATGAGCTTGTAGACCATATCTGCGATATATATATTTATTTATCCCTGATGAATGATAAAGAAGTATCTATCAATGGGTTTAGTTTTTTAACAGGGATAAGTAGAGATGCAATAAAAGAATGGGGAAATGGTAATAAAAAACTAAGTGATAAAGCTTTCAAAATCTACAAAAAGCTGGTAGATGTAAGGCTTGAGAGTTTATCGGGCAAACTAGCCACAGGAAAGCAGAACCCTGTAGGCGTTATCGCAATCCTAAATCACTTTTACGGTTGGAACAGCCCATATGCGCCAGATGCTAACAGACATCGCACCGCCCTATCAGCTGCCGAACTTCCAAGACTGAACGAGGTTAAAACTGTTGAAATTGCACAAGATGCAGACAGATTGACGGACAGCGGAAACGAATAAATCAATATCTAGTTTAAAATAAATGCTTGACACAAGATATTGATTTAAAACTATTCGCATAACTATCATTTTGCGAATAAATACAGAAAATTATAGCCAATGCGGATGAACAGCGGTTGTTGCGGCTTGGATGATTCCGCCGTTGAGAATGGACGGGGGTGGGGGTCTGGATAGGAGTAGAAAAAGCCTCTACTTAGTCCCACAAATATCCTCAAAAACAAAAAGCCCCCATCTGCACAAAGGAGTGACAAAAATGTTTTGGAACCCATTTAGAAGAATTAAGGATTTAGAATTCGATGTCGATGTGCGAGACCGTACAATCGAAAATCTGAAAAAGGAGATTGAGAATTTAAAATCCCCTACTCCAAAACATCACCCAGATGCAATCTGTATCGGCTGTGAGCATTTGGTTATCGAGGAACGGCAATATCCTGGTGGCATTGAGTATAACAATTACTTCTGCAAACTAGATAATCGCTGCCAAGACATGAAACAGAGGAAATTCGTAGGCGGTGACACAAATGTACGATGAAAAAGAATGTTGCGGTAAGTGCAGATATGCCAGTGTAGATCGAGAGTTGCTTTTTACTTGCGATAACGAGGATAGTGAATATTACACTGATTACACGGAATATGATTATGGCTGTGATTATTTTGAGCCGAAGGAGTGAATGACATGAGAATTTCAAGCCAAGATAGAACAGCTTCCATTGATGAAAGTGGAGTATCACTGTTAGTAGTTAACAATTATGTCAAGGCCATCCTTAACGATATAACACTCAAGTCTATTGTTCTCGGAGAATATAGGAACGAAGATCGAGCAATGGAAGTGCTTGCAGAGATTCACGCTCTGTATGAAGAACTCCCCTTCTCTGGCAGTACAGTTTTTTATATGCCAAAGGAGTGAGCATGATGATAACGATTATTAGTCAAGATAGAAAGCATTCTGTTGGCAAGGATAAATTTCATAGAATAGATATTTTTAGACACGGGAAAGAAATCATTGCAGAAAAAGATAGGGAGCGAATACTACTTGGTCACTATACGAAAACAGAGCGGTCTTATGAAATATTCCAAAAATTATGCCTTGTCATAAGGAAAGACATTCCGAATTGTGGTGACTTTTTCTATATGCCGAGATATTAAACACTGATTTTCGGACGCAGGGTCTTATATATGCACCAGTAGTTTAATGGCAGAACAGAAGTTTTCCAAACTGCGGAAACGGGTTCGATTCCCGTCTGGTGCTTTTCATCGGGTTTTTGGACATTTTTCCCGATGGATAACACAACCTTTCACCCACTAGGGGAATCCTGTTAAGAGCCATCGCACGGCTCGGTGGGCTTTTGGCTTGTATGCCGATGGGGACTGGCAACAAGACCAAACACCAACTTCATATTTGGGGCGTTTTAACGGCATCACGCCCCACTCTGGATTCTTAGCTCAGTTGGTTAGAGCATCCGGCTCATAACCGGACGGTCCTCGGTTCAAGTCCGAGAGAATCCATTTGCGGTCTTTCGGTATCATGGTTTATCGCAACCATTGATCGAGCTGACTGGTCGTATGATTCGGGGTCGCTCCCCTCCGTGGAAATCGGACGGAACACAAACCGATAGGAATTGTGACACATCGGAGAGCAACGATGCGGGATGCTCAGGATGGCATCAACAGGGTATGGACGCTACCAACATACTTGGAGTGATGAAAACTGCGTTCAAGGCAGTCCGTTTTGCTGGTTTCGTGACTGACAATAAACCAAAAACTGAAAAATCATGATGGGGATTGGATAGAAACTTGATTTAGGTGAGGTCGATTCGGATTTCACTATTAGAGATGGTGTCTTTTAAATCCCCATCCTCTGCCAACATACCGAAACGGTTATAACGGCGTGGTCTTGAAAACCATTGTGTCGGTTAGAATCCGACATGGGGGTTCAAATCCCTCTGTTGGCGTTTGGGTTCACGATGAAAACCTTACTCGCAACCTTATGGGTTAAATCGTTGTAAAAATGCGTGGTCGAAAGCAGTCTTTTAGGTCTGCGATAAAGCGGACTTGCCCCGGGTTATTAGCCTGCGAATAGACGTGAAGTGAGCGATGTACAAGAAACATGAAAACGTTGAATTGTTCTTCAATGCTCGAGAAAGGATTTAGCATGTGGTGTAAGTGGCTATCACACTGTTGAGATGCAGGTTCGAGTCCTGCCATGCTATTTTTAGAATAAAAACGAAAGGCGGTGCGTGTAATGGCGAAAGGTGTAAAAACCATAAGCAAGAAAAAATTCTTTGAAGCGTTCGATGCGTTCTGTAGCGGACGGATGACACTTTCCGTAGCAGCAAGACATATAGGAATCAGCGTGCCTACTGCCTCTAAATACTTCAACATGTACATAAAAAGCGAGCCCTTCCCAGATACGCTATTCGGGACTGATGAGCAACAGGAAATGTTAGAAAAATGATAAATTTGCCTATGAGAGAGAAATCCATAACAGGTAAATACATAGGGAACGCAATAGGATACTGTCACTGTAAGGCTCATACTGGGGCGTTGAACAAGGAACTTGCTTACAAGCACAAATGTATTGCTAAACGGTGCAAATGGCTTGAGAAGTACAATGATGATGCGTGGAGAAGAAAAGAAAGGTATGTGCGGTAATGAAAAGCAAAACACTTGAAGAATTGGCAGAAGAAGCTGTTGATAATGCACTGAAGAACATTGAAATTAGCGGCGTTCACTTCAGACAGTTTGTTGAAAAATTCGGGAACGCCAACGAAAATACGAAATGCAATTTATCCATTTGTATATATAACAAGTGCGGAAACTGCATAGACGATGAAACCCGCAAGGGGTGTGTAACTTTTTCAAAAGAAGTTTTGGGAATTTGAAATAGACGGAGGAAATGATATGAAAAAATTATTCGTAAGCGTACCGATGAAAGGCAGAACAGAGGAAGAAATCAAAGCAAGCATTCAGAAAATGAAGAAAATTGCAGAAATATACGAAGGCGAAGAATTGGAATTGATTGATAGTTATATTGAGGACAATCCGCCTAAAGGAAATAACGAAGCAATATTCTATCTTGGAGAAAGCATTAAGAAATTGGCACAAGCTGATGTATTTGTTGGAATATGCGAGAGTTACGAATGGAGTGGTTGCCGCATTGAAAATATAACTGCGAAAAGTTACGGAATTAAGAGCTATGCAATTCCGGCAAGATATGTAATTGAAAATTATAATGCCATTCTTAATAAATTGCATTCAATTCCAGACAATTTAGTACTGAAAGATTAAAGAAATTGTAGGTTCGATTCCTACTGACTGCGTTTAAAAAATAATTACCGACTAACGATTTGGAAGTTAGCCGCTAACCCTAAACATCTGAGGGCAAAGGATTTTTGCACCTTTGCTTATTTGAGCGGAGGTGCTTTTTTAATGGCAAGTTTTGAGTTGATAAGTGCCGTACAGGACTACGAAAAATACATAGAAACAAATGGAATCAATGAACAGGTTATAGATGCCTACTGCGAAGCTGCAAATACGGCGTTCGCAAACGAAAAAGATATTGCCTATGGCTTAGAACTGTCCGCGCGGTGCAAGGAAATCATTGAAGCCTACTGCCTTAATTCTTCTGGCGGTACTATCTGGGATTTGGAAAAGTACGCGTTTTCGGAAAAGGTAGATTATGAAATCATTGAAAGATTTTATTCCGTCCTGCTTTTGGAAGCGCAGAATAAGGTTGTCGATAGTTTCTTTCGTTATATCGAACACAAAAGAGAGCCGAAAGAACGGTTTTATATGCCGAGAAGAAAACAGTTTTTGAAAATCGGTCTGATGGATGCGCTGCAAGGGATGATTGATGATAAGTACGATATTTTGTGCATCAGCCTAATTCCTGGCGCTGGGAAAGCGCAGCCATTGTATTCAAAAATTCTTACACCAGATGGATTCATTCAAATGGGCGATGCGAAAGTCGGAACTAAAATAATCGCAGGAAATGGAGAAACCGCAAATGTCATAGGCATATACCCACAAGGGAAAAGAAAAATATACGAAATTACGCTTGAAGATGGTTCAAAATGCAGATGTTCGGATAATCACTTGTGGAATGTCAGATACAACTATTTTGGAAATAAAACAACTGAAAAAGTAATAGAAACGAAAGAGATGTTTGTAAATCCATACAAATACCTTATTCCTGTAACAACAAAATCATTAAATAATAGATTTTATCTGAGAGTTGGAGCGATTCAGTATAAAGGAGAAGAAGAGTGTCAGTGTATCATGATTGATAATCCGTGTCACTTATATATCACCGATGATTATATTATCACGCACAACACAACGATTGAGAAGTTTTTCAACGCTGCGGTCATTGGTTGGTTTCCGAAAGACTTTAACCTCTTTTATTCTCATAGTGGGGATATTACGAGGATGTATTATGACGGTGTGTACGATATTGTCACAAACACAGACGATTACGCATGGAACGAGATATTTCCTAACCTACACGTTACCAGTACAAATGCAAAAACAGAGCAGTTTAATGTCGGGAAGTATAAGCCGTTTCCATCCGTTCAATGCACATCCGTGGGAAGCAAAAATGCCGGTAAAGTAAGGGCATCTAAATTTCTGCTTGTGGATGATATGATAGGCGGTATCGAAGAAGCAATGAACCCTATGATACTTGATAAGCTGTGGAATAAATACGCAGTCGATGCGAGACAGAGGAAAATACAGGATTCCGAAGGAAAAAACTGCAAGGAAATACATATTGCTACACGATGGTCTGTGCATGATGTTATCGGGCGTATTCAAAATATGTATGAAGGAAATCCGAGGGTTAAAACCATAGCAGTACCAGATATTGACCCGATTACGCAAGAAAGCAATTTCGATTATGAATTTTCTGGGTTTACAAAAGAATTTTTTGAAGACCAACAACTTTTGATGGACGATATTTCCTACCGATGCCTGTATAAGCAGGAGCCTATTGAGCGTGAGGGATTGGTTTTCCCTGAAGAAAAGATACGAAGATACCTAAATCTTCCACATGGCGAACCAGAAATTATTACCGCACAGTGCGATACCAAGGGAAAAGGCACAGACTATTTTGTCCTGCCAATCCTGCAAAAATACGGTGATGACTACTACTGCGTGGATTGTGTATGCGATAATACCGCAGATTATGAAATGCAATATGAAAACGCCGCAAATGCTATTGTTAATAATGGAGTACAGGAGTGCGAATTTGAGCGAAACGCAGGCGGAGACAGGGTTGCTATGGAAGTGAATAAACGTGTAGAGGCTAAGGGTTGGATTTGCAATATTACAGATACGCCTACCGAAACGAACAAAGAGGCAAGGATATTCCAGTGTTCCAACTGGATATTGCAGCACGTTGTTTTCAAGGATGAATCCAAGTATTCTCCGAAAGAGCCATACGGCGTGATGATGTCACTTTTGAAACGGTATTCTGTAAGTAGCAAGAAACAGCTTGATGACGTTCCAGACGTATTTTCTAACTTTGCGGTAAGAATCACAAAGGGAAATAGGATTGCGAAGGTAGAGGCAACCATAAATCCGTTTAGAGGGGGCGTATATTATTGACAAAGGAAATTCTAAAGCAATACACAGACCTTCAACAAGAATGTGATGAGGTAAGAGAAAAGATATCAACTCTTGAACAGCAGATTATAAAAATAGAGCAGGAAGGAACGGTTCTTGACAAAGTATCTGGCGGAGTTGGCGGATTGGAAACATTTGTCATTGAGGGCTTCCCCTATCCAGAATATAACAGAAAGAAAGCGTTGCTTTACTCAAGGAAAGCAACATTATGCGAACTTGAATTAGAGTTGTTGGAAACGATAAACAAAGTTGAAGCGTTTATAGCAGATATAAACGATAGCCACATGAGGCGAATTATCCGTCTTAGATTTATTGATGGTCTTTCTTGGGCTGATGTTGCAAGAAGGGTTGGAGGCAATACTGAGGATAGTGTAAAGAAAATGTTTTATCGTTTTCTCGAAAATTAGAAAGTTGTCCTAAATGTCCCGAAAAAGTGTGGTATATTTAGAATAAAGAAATATGCAAGCAGACGAACACCGATTCTTGTCGGTGTTTTTTGTTTTGTTTTTTATCGGGAGGTGCCGCATGAGTAATAGAATGACACTCCAAGAGATTGTTCGTGGGAATTACGGCAGAAAAATTGCATACACAAACGTGGAGAAAATAACGCCAGAAAATATCGTTTCTGTAATCGGAAAGTGTATCGGAGTTTTCAATTTCAATAAAACCGTTATCGAATACCTTTGGAATTACTACAAGGGAGACCAGTCGATACGTTATCGAAAAAAGGTTGTTAGAGACGATATCGTGAATAAGGTTGTTGAAAACCACGCATATGAAATCGTACAGTTCAAGGTCGGGCAAACATACGGTGAGCCTGTGCAATTTGTTAGCCGCAAGGATGATGAGCGGATAAACAAAGCTGTAGACATTCTGAATGATTACATGGTGGATGTTGATAAACAGTCAAAGGATATTAAGTCTGGAGAATGGCAGTCCGCAACAGGTACATCGTTTAAAGCGGTTCAATTTTCAGATGGCGATATTAAATTTCGTATTGTATCCCCTACTCCGCTGAACACATTTGTGATTTATAACGCAAACACAGAAGAACCGATTTTGGCGGTGCAGGAATCGAAGGATAGGAACGGAAAACTGTATAAGAGGTGCTTTACGGAGACACATTCCTGTGAAGTACATGATTCTTCCGTTACAGATTGGAGACTTCATGCTTTTGGCGGTATACCGATTGTGGAATACCCTAATAACCATGAGCGGTTATCTGATATTGAACTTGTCATTGAAATTCTGGATTCCATTAACAATATGCAGTCAAACCGCATGGATTCCATTGAACAGTTTGTGCAATCGTGGATAAAATTTGTAAACTGCGATATCGATTCGGAAGAATTTGGGAAAATGAAAATGCAGGGTGCGTTGGTTGTTAAATCAAATAACGGCGAAAACAAAGCTGATGTCGATATCATGACACAGGAGTTGAACCAGACGGAATCACAGGTTGCAAAGGATGACCTATGGGACAATGCTCTTTCCATCCTTGCAATACCGAATAAAAACAACAACAACTCTGGTGGAGATACGCAAGGGGCGGTGCAACTTCGTAACGGTTGGGATTTCTCAAAGACGAGAGCAAAGCTGAAAGACCCCATTGTAAAAGCGGCGGAGAAACGCCTTGCAAAAATCGTGCTAAATATCATTCGTATTAAGCATGAGGATTTAGGCATTACTACAAGGGATTTTGATGTGCAGATAAATCATAGTCCGCAGGACAATATGTACACAAAATCGCAGACACTCTATCAGCTTTTGCAGGCAGGAATACACCCTCTTATCGCAGTTAAGACTGTTGGATTATGGGGAGATTCCGAAAAAACCTTCCTTCTTTCAAAGCCTTATATGGATGCTTTGTGGCAGACAGCGGAAGAAAAGGAAGAACAGGAACGAAAGGCGGCGGAGATTGCAAAACAGTCTCAAACGGTTGCAGAAGAATAAAAAAGAGGTGGTTTCATGTCAAGAGTCCCGAATGACGAATTTCATACAGAGAAAATTGTATATGAAACCTATTTCGGAGAAATGGAAATATCCGACGAAGAAAAGAAAGAACGGCTTGAGTTAGCGAAAGAACTTGAGCCGATTTTTATTTCTTTTTTTTATGCTTTTTTGGAACAAGGAGAAAGCGAAGGAGATTTCATTCAAGGTATTTCGGCAGAATACGAAAAGGCGGCGTTGAAGTTTCTAAAGGTCAGAGAACCACCAGCATACATAAAAGAATACTCGGAGAAAATCACAGAAGATATTATCCGAACAACGATTGAAAATAAGGATACGCCCTACTTTACATCTGTTGAGCGTGCCATGAATATTGCGGCAAATGAAGCGAATACCATTGGCAACTACCGAGAATACACCAGAATGGTTAAGCAAGGTTATAAATACAAAACATGGATAACCATGAATGATGATAAGGTGCGGCATACGCACGCAGAAGCAAACGGATATAAAGTCGGGATATTCGATTCTTTTCAAATAGGTGCATCTGAAATGTCCTTCCCTCGTGACTACTCTTTAGGGGCCAGTGCGGAAGAAATTGTAAATTGCAGATGTAGTCTGAAATACACGAAAACTTAAACAGTCCTTAGGGGCTGTTTTTTGTTTATAAAAATTAAGCAGCTATGCGGTAAATAGCAAACTCAGCAGGTGCGACCTGCGGTAACAAAAGCGTGAGTAAAAGAACAGGAGGTAATAACCATGAAACGAGAAGATGTGCTGAAACTTTTCCCAGAGGCAACTGATGAGCAGATTACCAATTTGCTGAATCAAAGTAACAAGGAAGTGTTGAACGAAAAAAACAAAATCGCACAGTACAAAGAAAAAGCCGATAAGGCAGACGAATTACAGGCAAAGATTGACGAATTGGAATCAAACGGTTTGTCTGAAACTGAAAAAGCCAATAAAGCGTTGGAAACAGCAAATGCAAGAATCGCAGAACTTGAGAAGGCACAGACATTGGCTACGCAGAGAAGCACTGCGGCTGCGAAATTCAAAGTAACTGCTGAACAGGCGGCGCAGATTGTAAAAGATGACGGCTCTTTCGATTATGACGTTCTCGGACAGATTATCTCTGATAAAGAAACGGCTGCTGCCAAAGCGAAAGAGAATGAGATTGCAAACAATTCCCCTAACCCTAACGGAAGTAATGGTGGCGGCGAAACGCAGACGGAGGCTGAAAAAATTGCAAAAGACATCGGCAGTAAATGGTCTGATGCAAATAAAACGGCAGAATCTGTTTTAAAAGACTATATGTAAGGAGGCTGAATAAACTATGAAATTCAATAAAAAAAGCGTGGTTATGCAAAAGGAAATTCTGAAAAGAAGGCTTGGTGGAGAATTGTTCGTTCCTATAAAACTGGATGCATCGGCTTTTACAGAAGGCGTTTGTAAGGCTGGGAATCCTATTTCCGCAGAGGGGAAAAAGGTAAATGGTGGAAGCGGTGATTCGGCGGCAGTCGGTATTCTGCTTTATGACGTGTATGATTCTAACACTAACGGAACTATCATCAAGGCATTTGCTTGTGTAAACGAAGCAAATGCGAATGCGAACGCAGGAATTACGATTGCGGAGGCGGTAAAGACGGCACTGCCACTGATTGTATTTGAATAAGGAGGTGTAAAGTAATGAACATTAGAGATGTATACAACGCAAAGGCGATTGCCCTTGTGCAGACAGAAGTAGCAAGCAATAGAATCTCTTATCTGGGCGAAGGTTTGTTTCCTGCGAAAAAGAAAATGGGCCTTGACCTGAAATGGATTAAAACATCTAAAGGACTGCCTGTTTCCTTGGCTCCTTCCAATTTTGATGCAAACTCTACAATCAGAAGTAGAGAAGGCTTCATTGTTAAAGAAACTGAAATGCCGTTCTTCCGTGAATCTATGCTTATAAAGGAATCAGACGAGCAGGAAATCATGCGTGTGCAGGATTCTTCCGACCCTTACGCAGCGGATGTTTTGAGCAAAATCTTTGACGATGCAAACACTCTGATTGAAGGTGCGAGGGTTGTGCCCGAGAGAATGATTATGCAGTTGCTCTCCCCTGCTGATGGGTCTCCTAAGATTTCTATTGAGGCAAACGGCGTTGCGCATGCATTCAATTATGACCCAGACGGAGAGTACAAGAAAACAAACTTTGCGGAGCTGACTGAAACAACTGACAAGTGGTCTGATACAGAAAACTCTGACCCCCTCGACGATGTTTCCGTGGGAATGGATTCTGTTGAAGCAAAAACAGGCGAAAGACCTTCTATCTTGATTGTTTCCAGAAAGACCATGGACTATCTGAAACAGAACAAGAAAATCAAATCCGCAATTTTGGCACAGAATGTAACGGCAAATATCTTTATGAACGATAACAGAGTGAAGGAAATTTTCTCTGCTGAACTGGGCGTAAATATTATCGTTTACTCCAAACAGTACAAAAACGAAGCCGGCACCGCTGCTAAATTCTATCCGGATGGTTTTGCAACATTGATTCCTAACGGCGCACTGGGTAACACATGGTACGGAACAACACCAGAAGAACGTACACTGATGGGAAGTAAGGAAGCGGATGTATCCATTGTAAATACAGGCGTTGCGGTTTCTGTTATAGTGACAAGCGACCCTGTTCATACAAAGACAACTGCATCCGAAATTGTACTGCCCTCTTATGAGAGAATGGATAGCGTTTTCGTTATCAAGTGCTATTGATAAGGAGGAGAACGCCATGAAGTACGGACACATAGTAAAACACAAGGGTGTATGGTATGCCGCAGGAGAAGAAGTGCCTGATACTAACGAGAAAGCGGAAGGAAAGAAATATTCCAAAAGCGAAATCGCACGTATGCCCGTTGACGAACTGCGGCAGTTGGCGTTGAGCACAGGTGTTAATGGAGCAGAAGAAATGAACGGCACAGAACTGAAACATTATCTCTTGTCCGTATTCGGACTGTAAAGGAGTGATTACTTATGGCTGATTACAGCATTTTAGAGCAAGTAAAAATCAGACTGCGGCAGTTTCATGTTGACGAGGACGATACTGTGGTATTCGACCAAAAAGAAGAAAACCCACTCTTAAATCAGCTGATAGAGCAGGCGAAAAAAGAGATTGCCATAAAGCGTATGTATCCAGATACATACACAGATGATGATATTGCGGAGGATTTGAAAAGGTTTGAGAACAATATCGTTGACTTGGCAGTCTATGACCGCTCACAGGCAGGAGAAGCCTATATGGAAAGCTATTCTGAAAACGGAGTAAGTCGCACTTGGAAAAATAGAGAGGATTTGTTCTTTGGCGTATACCCGTTTGTAAAGGTTCTTTAAAGGGGTTGGTATCGACCCCTTTAGTCGTTTTTGGTGCGTTGCTGTTTCAAAGTGTAAAGTATAGTTTCAATAATTCTATAGAATAATGAAAGTTTAATCGAAAATAAATGAAATTTAATTAAATTTTCCGCTTAATTTTCAATTAAATTCGATAAATTTCTATTTCTTAACGAAACGGCAGCAGGGGTGCATCGTATCAAGTGGCGGTGGGCTGATGCGCAATTATTAAGCAGAAAGGCGGTACAGAAATGCAAGTCGAAATAGCATACCTCATAAGTATAGTATCTTTGGCATTTTCCGTCTTTTTCGGGTTGAAAAGTAGCAAGCATACAGACACAAAGGATATTGAGGAGCGTGTGAAGGATAACACCAGAATCAATATGAAACTGGATGCTATCGCAGGAACAACACAGGAAATAAAGTCGGAAATATCCACAATGAGAGAAGAAATCAATAAGCACAATGATAAGATTATCAAGTTGGAGCAGAGCCTTAAATCTGCACACCATCGGCTTGATACTCTTGAGGAACGAATGAATCATGAGTAGGTGGTTTCAAAATGCTCGATATTAACAGACAAAAGATGTTCTATTCAAAGCAAATCGGTCAAGTCCCTGTCTATGATACGGACGAGGATGGCAATTTGAAATACATCACTGTGGACGGAAACAAAGTGCCGATAGAAACAGGGGAATACACAATGGGATACGATGCACCAGTTCCATTCTATGCTTCAATCAGTAACAAATTGAGCGAATCTCTTATTAAGGAGTTTGGCGTTGATAATTCAACAAATTTCGTTCAGATTGTCGATGACAAGGGAAAACTTCCTTTGTCTGTCGGAGATTTGGTGTGGAAGAAATCAGCAGTGCAGTATAAAGCGGCAATGGTCGATAAGACAAGCTGTGATTACATTGTCAAAGGCGTTGCGGATGAAGGTCTGACGGTTGATTTGTTTCTATTGCAAAAGAATGTAAAGTAGGTGTTTCTATGTCTAAAAAAATATCAATCAATATCATGTCCAATAAGTCCATCCAGAACGCCGTAAAAGAGGTTGAGAACTACGCATATAGTTTGACCGATAAATGTAACGAGTTTGCGAAAAAACTCGCTCAAATCGGCGTACAGACCGCCAAAATGAAGGTTGCTCAATACGATGCTGTTTATACAGGAGAACTTCTTAGCAGTATCAATTATGAGCAAGGGGCGGTCATTAAAAAAGGTGCAACGTGGATTGTGTACACTGGCTGTCCTTGGGCCAAATTTGTTGAGTTTGGTACAGGTATTGTCGGAAAGATGAAGCCACACAAAAATAAAGGTATTGTCGGTTGGGAATATGATGTGAACGAACATGGAGAATCTGGATGGTGGTATTACAGGGACGGAAAACGGCACTGGACAAAAGGTATGCCCTCTCGCCCATTCATGTATGAAACGTCCATAGAATTAGCAGAAAAGATTGCGGAGGTTGCAAAGGAGGTGTTTGGTTGAGTGATAATTCATGGGCTTATGACATCGGAACGGTTGTATTCTCAATCGTAAAAACGAAAGCTAAGCCAAAATTGGAATCGAAATATCCGACCATATACTTCACAAGCAACGGAAAGAAATTAAGTGATGCTATCTTCCCTACCGTCTATATTCATCGTATGGCGGCGGCGGAACGTGGAGCAGACCTTGAGGGACTTTCCATAAACGCAACCTTGGAAACCTTCCAAGTTGATGTATTTACAAACACAAGCCAATCGGATGTAGGCAGAATAATGTCTGTTGTAGCAGACGTATTCAAAGAAATGCGGTTCAAGGTTATTGCCCTTCCAGAATTTAATGAGGGGGATACATACAGAAGTACCGCAAGATTCCAAAGGACAATAGGAGCAAATGACAGTTTAACGTGATAAAGCCATTTAGGGCTTTATTTTTTTATGCAAAAAAGGAGGAATGAAATATGGCAACAGGTTTGAAATCCAGAATTATTTATAGAGAAAAAACATCAAGTCAAACAGAAGGTTCTTATTGGGCAGGAACTTATAAACTTTTGTTGAGAGCGAAAGCCATTCCAAGCCCATTTGGTTCTCAGAACATGGTGGATACATCTACACTGGAAGACCTTGTAGAAACACAGGAAATGGGAAGGCGTGCGGCTGGCTCAATGGAGATTTCTGGCGCATTTGAAAAGAAATACAAGGATGACATGGTTTCAAACGAGGGAAAGGAACTGGATTTTTGTATCTTATATGGGACAGATGGCAAGGGTTCAGAAGGAATCTGCGCTTTTATTGGTCAGGAATCTTTCGCTCCTGATGAAGCAACAGATGACCATTTGACAGGAACTGCAACCGTAGCTGTGAAAACAGTTCCTAAGTGGATTGAGAATGATTATGATGTTGCGGTAACAGAGGATGAGAATGGCTATCCAACTACAATTACACTGTCAAAAAAATCTTAAGTCAGTCATTGAATATGGAATCGGCTAACATGGCTGACTATGATAAGTCCATAGCCGAAATACAGTAAATTAAGAGAAAAGGAGATATGCAAATGAAAAACTTTACCATTAACAGAAAAGTGTATAAGGCAAAAGAATTTGATTTTAACCTTGTTTGCGACTTGGAGGATGAAGGTATTTCTCTTGAGGTCATGCAGGATAAACCTATGTCTATGATGAGGGCGTATTTCGGTATCTGTGCCGGCATTGGAAGAAATGCGGCTGGGGAAGAAATGCAGAAACACATTGTTTCCGGCGGGAGTTTTGAGGAAATGGCAGAAGCTATGTCTGACGCTATGGAACAGTCTGATTTTTTTCGGGCTGCCAACAAGACAACGGAAGCGGAAACTGCGGAAAATCAGAGCGAAGCGGAATAAGAAAAAACTACAAATCATTTCGTGAGTTGTTGACTGCTGAATGGTTTCCACAGGCATACGCTATTGGGGTTTCGTGGGATGAATTTTGGAGAATGAATCCAAGAATATTGTTTGCGATTGCAGAGGGGTACAACCAACGTATCAGAAACGCAGATTACATGAATTGGATAAACGGTCAGTATACGCTTTCCGCCGTAATTGTCGGTGTAGAGAAAAATTTGGCAGGAAATAAGGCAAAAAATGAGTATCTCAAAGAACCCATCCTTTCTGTTAGCGAAGAAAAACGGAACACTGAATCAAATGAAGAGATTGCGGTATTTGAAATGAAAAAAAGGATAATGGCACTTCGTGAATCTGGTTTACCAGAAAGCCCGAAATAGTATTTAGGTGGTAATGGTTAAGTCTATTACCACCTATTAAACGTTAATGGGAAGGTGGTGGAAATGGATAATGAGTGAAATAGATAAACTTGAGATAAAGATTGTGGCGGATGCCGCAGAGGCAGAAAAGTCTGTCAAAAAGCTAAGCAAGACTATTGAGGGTATCGGAAAAACAGGAGATTCCACAAAACAGATTCGTGAAATTAAATCTGTTTTGGAAAGCATTAAAGCACCAGAAATAGAGATTAACGGAATAAAAGAATTTGCAAAACAAGCAAGAACCATAGCACACAACTTTTCAAAAGCCGCAAGCAGCGCAAAGGAAATCGGTGTTGCGTTAAAAGGTGTGAATCTCGGACAACTCACAAAAAAGACAAAAAAAGAATCTGCACCTGTTGAAGATTATAGTCATTTGAAGGATATCCCTATTTTTGATATGGGCAAGCAGATTAACGGTGAGCTGATACAGGATGCCGCAAAATCAATGTCTGATTTAACGAGCGAAACGAAAAATGCAGAATCAGCGGCAGAAAAGCTATCATCCGCTATAAAAAATGTTTCTCGCTCAACTGCACCCATAATAGACCAGAATAAAAGATTGGCTGAATCTGCTATGGAACTCCAAAAGTCATTTGGCAGAGAAGGAATATTGACTGGCGTGGAAGGTATTGATAGCGGAGATTTTGAAAAAAATTTCCAAAACGCAAGAAAGAATTATTTTGATTTCAAAAAAGATTTAGAGAAATCTGGATTAAGCATGGAGTTTCCAGAAATCGAAAAACAAATGAAATCTTTAGAAAAATACTTTGACAAGGCAGACACGCTATCCGCAAAACGCCATTCATTGAGCAAGGCAGGAAAACTTACGGATATAAAAGCAGCCCCTATCATTTCTGAACTTACGCAGATAGATAGGAAAGTGGAAGATACCGCAAGAAACATGGATAAGAATATTTCTTCTGCCAGAGATAAAATTCGGGGTGCATTGGAAAATCTTGATATTACAGGCATAGAAGGCATTGATAATGGAGTGTATAAGAAAGATTTGAGCGAAGCAACAAGTCTGTTGGAGGGAATGAAGTCTACCATTCAAGAAACTGGTGTTGCCGCTAATAAATTGAATTTTTCTAAAATGGAACGATTGCACAATGTAATAAGGAAGGATAATAACGAGATTGACAATCTTCTTGCGAAATGGAAAGCGTTGAAAATAGAGGGGAAGGATACACCTCTAAGAACTCTGCCTATTATCGAAAAGATAAAACAACTGCAAAATGAAGTGCGTACGGCAATAAAAGACCTTAAAGAAATGAACAATGTTGCCAGAGCGAAAATTCCTGATATGCAGAGAAGTATGCAAGAGAAAGAGGCGCAGAAAAGGCAAGCAAGCCAAAGGAAACGCTCAAATAACAAAGGTTTTGGCGTTTCGATTCCAAAAATGGTTGGTATGTCTGTGTTGTACTCCACTGTATTTCAGTTGATTTCTACCATAAAATCTGCATTTACAGAGGGTATGCAGAGTTTAGCACAGTACAGCCAAGCAGTAAACGCCAATATTTCATCTATGATGTCCGCTTTAATGCAGTTGAGAAACGCATTTGCGGCGGCATTTGAGCCTATTCTTTCTGTTGTTGTGCCGTACTTAGTCACATTCATAAGTTGGGTTGCAAGGGCAATCAATGTGTTGGGGCAATTCATTGCGGCACTAACAGGAAAAGGCTATGCGGTACAGGCTAAAAAAGTGCAGACGGACTACGCAAAAAGCCTGCAAAAAACGGCAGGCGGCGCAGGAAAAGCGGCTAAGGCATTGAAGGAAATGCAAGACTACACGCTCGGATTTGATGAATTGCACATCATAGACAAACCGAGTGACAGTGGAAGCCCAGACGATGGAGATAGCAATGACGCAGGAGACCTTCTTCCTACCGATATGTTTGAAACTGTTGAGATTGACTCCAAGATACAGGATTTAGCAAAACGGTTCAAAGAGCTGCTGCCGCTGATTACATCTATTGCGGCAGGATTGGCGGCTTGGAAAATTGCAATGGGATTGTTCAAACAGCTTGCAGAACTGAAAAAGAAATTACAGGAATTGCAAGTATTGAGTAGGCTTAGTTTAAAACTGCATAGATTTCCAGAAGTCCTTTCAAATATCGGTCTTATCATTGCCGAACTAATGAAGGTTGCACCTACAATCCTTGGATGGTCTATTGTTATCGGCATTATCGTTGGGCGGTTTGTGTACCTATACCAAACGTCAGAATCGTTCAGGAAAGGTCTTGAAAGAACGAAGGAAATATTTAAGGGTATTTTAACCGTTGTTAGTGATGTATTCAAGGCAGTAGGAAAGGTTCTTTATGATATTGGTTCTGGAATATGGAATCATTTGCTCAAACCGTTCCTTGAATTTATTGGAATTGATACATCCAGAATCGAAGAAGAATTTGCAAATTTTTTCAGAATGATAAAGGATTGGCTCGGAAAACTTGATATAGATTTCGGAGACTTAGGAATCACTATTGCAGGACTTGCGCTTTTGTTTATTCCTGGCGGTCAGTTGTTCGGCGGTGCATTGTTGGCTTTTGAGGGAATATCTGTTGCTTTGCGTGCATTAGGCGGAGTAAGTGATGAAACGTGGGAATCCATCAAGACGAAAGCTGTTGAAGTATGGAACTCTATTAAAAATTTCTTCAAAACAACATGGGATGAAATTGTAAACTACTATCCAGAGAAATGGTCGGAGGTAAAAACTTCAACCGCTGAATTGTGGGAAGCTGTCAAAACAACTATTTCTGAAAAATGGACTGCAATTAAAGACTTCTTCACAAAAACAATACCACAGATTGTAAGTGATATTGTCAAATGGTTCTCTGAAATGCCAAGCAAAGTCGGTGCTGCTATCTCGGTATTCTTTACAGATACAATACCGAATTGGGCTACAAGCACATACAACACATTCAGCGAAAAAGCAAACAATATCGTTACCAGTGTTGCGAATTGGTTCGCTCAACTTCCGCAGAAGATTTATGAAAAAATAATTTCATTCCTTGAGAAAATCACTCTTTGGAAAGATAAGTCAATCGAAAAGGTAAACACAGAAATACCAAAAATCTTGGACAAAGTTGCTGAATGGTTCGGAAAACTCCCTGAAAAAATCATGGGAGAATTGAAAAAAACCATAGAAAGTATTAAGAGTATCGGCGGATTTATACTGGATGGTATTTTGGAAGGAGCAAGCAATTTCGGAAACAAGGTCGGCGGATTTGTGCAAAAATTGCTCGGTAAAGTGAACAAAGAAGCTGAAATTCACTCCCCTTCCAGATTGTTTAAGCGTGAAACAGGCGTTTGGGTTGGCGCAGGCATCATAGAAGGTATGGAAGAATCCGTCAAGGGTGCAGGCAGTGTTATTGATGAAATCGTAGACAAAGTATCTGGCGGCGGCAGTCTTGCTCCTGTTGTATCGGTTGAAGCGCCAGATATTTCACAATGGGATGCAACATGGGCTACATTGAGAGAAAACTTTGCTGTGCTAAAGGAAGATATCATTTCAAGTATGAATACATTCTATACAACCATAAGTGCTATGACAACGAATTTCGGCACGGTTTCCAAGGCGCAGATAACAGCGTATCTGCTGAAAGTTTACGATAACATTTACAACACGTTTGATGCTATCAGACAGACCTTGCAGCAAGTTTCTGACGAGGTTACAAGGATGCTGAACCAGATGGTTTCGGACGCAAACTCACTGGCAGAATTGACTGGTAAAAAATACAGTCATGTCGACGGCTACACCATGCAACAGGCGCAGCGTTTCAATATAGAAATGTTTGCGAATGGCGGTTTTCCTCGGTCTGGCGAACTGTTTATTGCAAGAGAGGCAGGACCGGAACTGGTCGGAAGTATTGGCGGCAAAACAGCCGTTGGCGGCAATGACCAGATAGAACGTGCAATTTTTAATGCTGTTTTAACGGCTATGTCACAGGCAATGGCGAACGGCAGCAGTCAGCCAATCGAACTGAACCAGAAGATTGAACTGGATGGTGACGTTATCTATAACAATCAGCAGAAAGTATCCGCAAGACGAGGCATTAACTTTGGTCTTGGGGCATTTCAAAGGTAGGTGGTTTTTGTGGCAGTAATCAAATATAACGGCACAGAAATTACCTGCCCTTCTGTGCAAGACTATGAAGGTCAGCAGTTGGTTGACAGCGGCAGAAATGCAAATGGCGTTGTGGTAGCTCAAAAGATAAACCGCCGCCAAGTGAAATTGACATTGGAGTGGAAGGTTATTTATCCAAAGGAATTGCAGAAGATTTTGCAGTTGGTAGAAACCCTTATAGGAAACGTAACCTACTATGACCCAAAAGAAGGGAAATTCATCACAAGAGAAATGTATTGGGGCGATTATTCCGTTTCTACATATTGGGTGTCCGAGAATGGCACGCCAAAAATGTTTACAGGGTTAAAGACATCCCTTATCGACACAGGGAAATAGCGGGGCGGTGGTTTTATGTATCCAGTAACAGCAAAATGGAAAGAGGAAACAGAGCAAACGCTCCGCAATCCTTCTTATGTGAGAATTGTATTCGGCGTGACAGACCCAGACGCACCCGGCTTAAGTACACAAACAGATAACGGTCATTTACCTTACAGTGATGTTGATAGCGTGGATGTCGGGACAACCGCCCCATCCACCTATCAGACGTTGGAACGAAACAGATTTATTCTGGACGGAAAGAACCCTCTGCCGCCGGAGAGCAACCCCATCTATCAGGGATATGCAGGATTGACAATCAGCGGCGATGCAGGGGCATACACTACAAAGCCGCTTGTGAAAATTTCATTCGGCGATTATGTGCAGTTTCCCGGGCTGACCTTCCAGTTTGATGACAGCATGGGTGATTACCCGAACAGTTTTCGGATTCTGGCAAAGAAAGATTCTGTATCTGTATTCGATAAAACCTACTCGCCTGATACTACATATTGGGAAATGACAGACCAGATTCCGTTATGCAACGAACTATCCTTCTATTGGCTGAACTCAAATATACCACACCGCAGGGCGAGATTGCTTTCCTTGGTGTACGGTCTGGTTAGCCGATTAGGCTCGGACGATATTGCAAGCTGTTCCTCAACGAAGGAGATTGACTTGCTTTCGTCTAAGATTCCAAAGCAGGAATTTGAATTTACGCTGATTGATACGCAAAGAAGATATGACCCAGAAAACCCATCTGGATTATGGGAGTATCTGGAAAGCAGACAGCCTGTCAATTACCAGTACGGCTATGAATTGTCGGACGGCTCTATCGAGTGGATACCTTGGGGACTTTCCTATTCCTCTGGTGACTTTGAAGTATCTAAGCAAGGTATTGTGGCAGAGGTCAGCATAAAGTGTGTAGGTTTGGCAGACCATTTGACAATGACCTATGATGAGGGTGTTTATTCCCCTTCTGGTCGCAGCTTGTTTGACCTTGCGACCGATGTTATGAGGTTTGCGGGATTTGAAAATACAATTCAGCTTGATAACGCATTGAAGGATATTTATACGCATAATCCCCTGCCCTCCTCCAAAGTGAATGAGTGCTTGCAGCTGATAGCTAATGCAGGGCGTTGTATCATGAACCATAGCCGCGGCGGTTATATTCAGATTTTGCGCGAGAATGACAGTGCGACAGGATTTGATATCAACTTCGACAAAATGACGGATACGCCAACAACAACAAAGATACCGCCCCTTCGCAACCTATCAGTCGAGTATAACTCCATCAAGGTAAATCCCGAATTGACGGCGGCGGTAAATGCTGTTGAAATATCAGCCCCTACCGCACATGAGTACACCTTTACCCACCAAGCATTTACAAATCAGAAGGTAGAGGTAAGCGGCGGCTTGTCTATTGTCGGCACGCCGAAATACTATGCCTACAAAACCGTAGTAACGCTTAAGGGAAACGGTACGGTAACGGTCAATGGAAATAGCCTAACCGAAAACAAAATCGAATACAAGGCAAAATACAGTGATGTGGGCGAGGATTTGAGCGGAGTGAGCAACTCTCTGATTGATAATAGGGATGATGCTGTTGCATACGCAAACTGGGTGGCGGCGGTAACGCTACGCAGGAACACTTACACCGCACAGGACAGGGGCTATCCAGAGTTGGATGTTGGGGACACAGTAAGCCTTACAAGCAACTTTGCGAATCAAACGCCTGTCACTATGGTTCAGCAGAAATTGTCCTATAATGGCTCAATTAAGGGCGAGTGCCAATATATTATTGGGGGTGGTGGATGATGGCTTGGATAACACCTATCTTTGACAGAATCGTTGAGGATACCGTAAGCGCAAGAATAAATCAAGGAAATGCAGAAAACAACAAAGGTGCGTTAAACTACCAAGACTTGAACCGCATTGAAGGAAACCATAAGGAATTGATGAAATGGCTCAAAAGTAGCGGCTATTATCTTCCCCGTTCATACAGGGGCTACAAAGAATTTAACGGCAAAACGTACACAGATTGGCAGGAAGAAAATATACCTTGGCTGTCTGAAATCAACCGTATCCGAGCGAACTATACCGCATTGGTGCGGTTGTTTTTGGTTGGATTGGGATTGCCTGTGTTCCCCGAAAGCCTGTATCTGGATTGGCAGGAGGTCAACGATTGGGAACGGGTTGCCGCGGTCGGCAAGGAAATGACAGAAAATATGAAGCAGGAATATATCTACTGCGGAACGATAAACAGCGGAGGTGAACGGTTGCTATGAAGGATTTTTTAGATAGAATCCCAACACAGGCGGGGCGGAGAAAAATCACCCATGCGGACGGGACAAGCGAATATGTAACGGTTGAAATGGCGGACGAACCATCCGTAGAGGGTACGGCATTGAATAGAGAAGCTTTCATGAATGTGCAGGGGTTTTCAAGTGAAGATACTACTATTAGTACATCTGGTAATGTAACTACAGTTACAATAACTCACAGTGATGGTGGAAAAACTGTTACAACAATTACAAAGAACTCAAGTACACTAACTACTGTAGTATCTAAGTATACTGGACCTTCCGGTAACGTAATCACGAAAACCACTACGATAGATACCAGTAGCTCAGTAACAAGGATTGGAGGTGTTGTATCATGAGTTGGGATGTAGGTTCATGGGTAATTGATACAGTTAATTCAGTATTAGGTACTCTAATTAAAACGCACGGCACACAAACATTCACATCAGATGGTACATTTACTGTACCCGATGGTGTGACAAAGATTTTGATTACTGCTTGCGGCGGCGGTGCAAGTTGCAATGTAGGTAGCAGTTCATCTAAAGCTGCGGGCGGTCAGGGGGGCGCTTGTATTTTCAAAAAAGCATTTAAGGTAACTCCTGGGCAAAAAATTCCAATTACAATTGGCAAGGGAGGTATTTATGAAGCCATAAAAGGAGGTGTAGCAGGTAACCCTACAGTTATAGGAAGCCTTATAACTCTTCCTGGCGGTGCATGTGGCAGTACTTCATATTCTAATAAGCCTTCTCATACACGGGTAGATGGCGGAGGTATAGGCGGATGGGGTGGTAAAACACCTGTAGGTTCTTTTGGCTCGGATGGACTTATTGGAAAAGGCGGGCATACAAACGCGAATTCAGAGAATAATTATGGCGGAGGTGGCGGTTCATTGGGTGATGGTGCAGTTCCCGGTTATGATAGTTATTCCGACGGTCACGGGATACCAGCTGGTTATGGCGGCGGAGGTGCATATACGCCATGGGGTGGAACTGACCAAGATAAAGTGAAAAACGGCGGAGACGGTATTGTAATTATCGAATGGTAGAAAGGGGTGAATATAGCATGAAAAATTATGCAATGATTTCAAAAAACAGAGTAATCGGTGTTTTGCTAAATCAAGAAATAGAACCAGAATGGGGACCGACCCCAGACGGAAGCCCTGTGACTGCTATTCCTTGTGACGATACTGTTACGCTTGGCATGATTTATGACCCAGAAACAGGTACGTTTTCGGAATACACACCGCCCGAACCAGAACCCATGCCAGAACCAAAACCCTCCCAGCTTGACCGCATTGAGGAGCAGTTAAACGCCCTTACTGCGGACAGCGTGACAATAGAGAAATTAAATGCGGCAATCAGTGAAGGGGTGAATGAGGTATGATAGAAACAATCAAGCACATGGCGAAACTGGCGGCGCAGGCGGTACAGGAGCAAGCGGAAACCATGACAGGAACGGAGTTGAACGCTGAGGACAGGTTTGTCCCCGATTTCAGTGTAGCTTGCGGAAGGGAAAATATGCTGAACCGCCCTGTCGGCTTTGTCTGCAAGAGTACCGCAGGCAGAGTGGTAAAGCTGCTACAGAAATATGACAGCACCATTTACACCGCCGAACCCGAGGAATTGCCTGCACAGTGGGGTTTTGTATGGAGTGATGACCCTGCGAAGGCGAAACCGTTTATCGCGCTGGCAACCAGCCCCTACGCGAAGGGGGACTGTTGCACGGAGAATGGCGTTTGCTATCGCTCGACCATCGATAACAATACTTGGAAGCCCTCGGAATACCAGCAGGGCTGGGAGAAAGTAGGTTGATCGTATGGCAAGAAAAATGGAAACGAGCAAGAAACTTGTTTACATATCTGATTTTGTAGCAATCTGCCTGAGTGCAGCGGTTATATATGGTACTTTCGTCACAGAGAAAGACATATCTCCGCTCGCACAGGTGGCGGTCGCATCAATTACAGAGTGCGGTGTTGCAAACGGTTTCTACTATTGGAAATCGAAAAATGAAAACAGGTACAAATATGTTATCAAGTTGATTCGTGAATGGGCTGAAAAATACGGCATTGAAGCCGTTATCCGTATTGCTGATATTGTATTGAAAGAGTGAAAGGAGATGTAGCGAGTGCATAAGATTACATTTTTAATGGAAAACTGGTATCTGGTGGTTGCGCTGATGGCGGTCACAGGAATGGTCGGTGTATTCATCGGGCGGTTTCTGAAAATGCCAACAGCGGCACAGAGAGAAAAAGTAAAAGAATGGTTGCTGTGGGCGGTCACACAGGCAGAAGCAGAATTGGGGAGCGGAACAGGCAAGCTGAAATTGCGGCAGACCTATGATTTATTCGTGCAGAGATTCCCTGCGGTTGCTATGGCGGTATCCTTCGACACCTTCTCTATGTGGGTGGATGAAGCACTGGAGGAAATGCGAAAAATGCTGAAAACCAATGCCAGTATAGAAAAAATCATAAAGGGCGGCGATAAGAAATAACAGAAATGGCATTTCGCTTAAATGGAGGTGATGGCAAATGGCAAAAATGACTGGAAAAGAACTGGTAAAGTTTTGTAGAAGCAAGGTCGGCACTGCCTATGTCTGAGTTTACGGCATGAAAGGCTCTGTAATGACAGAAGCCAACTACAACTATCTGAAAAACAAATATGGCAAGATGGTATGGAACAGCGACCGAAAGAAAATAGGCAAGGTCTGTGTAGACTGCTCTGGTCTGATTTCGTGGGCGTGTGGCGTGAAACTCGGAAGTACCCAGTGGAAAGAACGAGCAAAAAGCGTAAACCCCATTTCCACCATTGAAAAAGCGCCCATCGGGGCGTTAGTCTGGATGCAGGGGCATATCGGGGTATACACAGGCATGAAGAACGGCTACCCCTACTACATAGCTGCTGACGGCTCTGCTTACGGCGTGCGAGAAGTCCCCCTGCGGTGCAATAAATTCACGCATTGGTTGCTTGTAAATGATGTTTTCGACTACGGAACGGAGGATGAAGAAGTGGTAGAGAAGTGCAAGATTATCATTGATGGAAAGGAACACGAAACAGAACGTATTCTGAAAAACGGAATAAACTACATCAAAATTCGTGACGTGGCGGATGCCACCGGCTACAACATCACAAGCAAGGGGAACATTGCGGTGCTGACGAAAAAATAACCATTGCGTTGACCTCAACAAAATGGTATAAAAACAATACACCCTTTCGTAAAAGCTGCAATCCTAAGCTACACAAAAATCGGGAGTATATCAATTTCGGTATACTCCCTTTTTTTATGCCGTTTTCCGAATTTCCCCGACCATCATATCTACCATATCGAAAACTTCATCCCCATAAGTAGCCACAAAGTCACATAAAAATTCCTCCTGTTCCAATGGGATATGTATGTTATAGGACATACAGACTGCGTGGCATAATTCGTGTATCAGTACCTTCCTCTTAAAGCCGCCTACAAGCCGATTTGAAAGGCAAATGCAATGCGTAGTGTTATCGGTCACGCCGACTGTAAAACTACCGTCAGAGCGGCGCAGGCAGTCTGAGGATGGCGCAACCGAAACAACACTCCATTTCACGCCATTTATCTCGAATACCATTCCATCACCCCCGATTAAAAAAGATAGGGGCAAGATAACCCCTATCCTATTTTGCGTCAACCTATTTTCTGCAACAGTGTTGTCATTTTGGCTTTCAACAGAGTACGTTCTTCTGGTGTCATATCCGAAAGAATCTCTGTCACATCACCAGAAAGTTCCTTCATGTATGCTTCAAGGTCGCGCATCTTCTGTTCTTTATCAGACTGAGAATTTCCCTTGTGCATTTCCTTACTTTCTGTGTAGTGGCGTTTTGCCTTATCGTAGCCGCTCATCATGGGTTCGGTGTAGTACATTCTGCCACCCATACGGTCTAAATCTCTGCCACGCTCTGCGTCGCTCTTGCTATCCCATTCGTGATACATATCGGGTGTCTGGAAGTAGTAAGGCGGTTCTGTATATCCTCTGCGTGTTCCTCTGCCCTTTGGTGCAAATCGACCGTCAGCGTATCTGTAATGGTCGTAGAAACGCCTGTCTCCGTCCTCGTAGTATTCGGATTTCAACCGTCTAAGGATTTCCTTATCTTCTTCTTCGTCCTCTTTCTCTGCTTTCTGCATAGCTTTTGTAATGACCGCTTTGTATTCGGCATCGTTCAAGTCCTTAATCATGTCAACAACCTGCCCCATTTCGGCGGTATCAACACATTCCAGACCGTTTTCCATTTTAGACCACGCCTTTTCGCAAAGACATTCAATCATTTTGTGCATTCTATCAATGTGCATAAATTATTCACCTCCGCCTGTTGTTGCAGGGGCACTTTCTCCGTTGATAGCAGATAATCTGCTATCTGGCGTACAGCAAGGCTCCCCTATCATTCTGAAAAATCCAGAATTGTTCGTTGTCTCAACTACTGTTTTGTATCTGGTTCTTGTTCTCAAGCCAGATGCCACAACCTGTCTGCAATTACGCTTCATAAGCGGATACTGCACAGCCCCACCGCCAATCGTAATAAAAACAGGAGCATTGATTGTAGTGGTATCGGGGATTTTTTGAGCCACCACAATACAAACTTTTCGGCAATCTGCATAACTGCCAGCAGGTAAATCTATAATCAGATTTCCGCCTGTAAAATTCACTGACTGCGACATAATGAAATTATCGCAAAGTCGGCATACGTTCTTACAAGCCATAAAATAACACCTCCTAAAAAAATAAGGGTAGACTTCTGCCTACCCTATTTGTATCAACCACTGTGGGCGAAGTCTGATTTAATATCAGATAGCATTTTTAGTATTTCCTTCTGGTCTTTCATTATCTTATCCAGATAATATCCATCCTGCCTATGCAATTCCTTCAACAGCGTATCGTTCGATACCTGTTGGCAAGTCACAAGCTGCAAAAACACAGACAGGATGGTAAGCATATCTAAATAAGATAACCCTTTATTTTGGTTGTCTGCCATCAGCAACCACAACCGCAACCGTTACCATATCCAGAATAAGGATAAGGGGCAGGAACGTTATACGCAGGTACAGGCATAGGGTTGATTCTTCTAATCAATTCCGCTGTCTGCGCGTCCTGATTTGCCGCGATATAAGCGTTCTGCGCTGACTGAGAAGCAGCCAGTTCCAGCTTCTGAACCTTATCTCTCAGGTCGGCGTTTTCCTTAGCGCACAGGTAGTCGAGGATTGCTCTTGTTCCTGCGTTCTGGTTGTCGATAATGTCACGGGTATTTGTGTTCATCGTGTTCTGCAATGCACAAGTATCCTGCGCCATATCGTATCTTACCTGAGCGATTGCTTCTCTGTTCTGGCAACAGCAATCGGCAAGCTGTGCCTGCAATGCGTTCTGACCCTGCATCAGTGCAACATTGGTTGTGTTGAACCCCTGCTGTGTCTGGTAGCCAAGATTGCAGATAGCGTTATCTACGCCATGAAAACCGTTCATCAGAGTGGTGTTCTGTGCATAGAACCCATCACACATACCGTTGGAGATACCGTCAAGTTTTCCGATGATAGACTGTGTGTCGAATCCTCTCTGGATATCTGCCTGTGTAGCTGCTGTTGCCACATAGCCGCCACCGTTGCCGCCGAATCCGCCGAAACCGTTATTCCCCCAACCGAAAAGCAGAGCAAAAACTACGATTATCCACAGCCATCCGCCATCGCTGAAAGCACCGTCATTGCCATAACCGCCTGTTGCCGGCATTACTGGCATAGTAAAAGGTGTATTGTTTGTAGAGTTGAACATATTAGATTCCTCCTTTTGATTGATTATTTTTATTCATAAAGAGGCACCAAGGTTTTTTGCGCGCAACCTCTAATATGTCTTACATTCCAAACTTATCTTTCATTTGTTTCATTATTTCATCGGGGTTTACCCCTTTCTCTTTGCAGAGGTTTCTTGCCATCTGCTCTACGCCTTTGGCATCCCCTTTCTGCATCATGTCTATGGCATTTTTCGCCATAGGGTTTCCCATCACTTGACTATTGTTCATCATGCTCTGTAAAAATTGTTGCGGATTTCTTATACCGCCAAGGAGTTGAAATAAATTCTTCATTCTGCATCCGCCTTTCTTTTGGTCGATTGCGTGCCGGATTTTGCCACGGTTTTATTCACAGAAAATTCCAACTGTTCCAATCTCTCCGACAGTTCATCGAATCTATTCATAAAAGCTGCTACCGTACCATCCGACAGTTCAAATTTGAGATTTTCTTGAATCTGAGCCGAATTTTGATGTGCAGTCTCATTTACCGGCTTGAAAGTTACGGTTTTAATCGTTCCGTCAGCGTTCCAAGACTTAGCAAATATTGCACTCATATCCTGCATCGGAAAGAACGCCGCCGAACCATCCATAGGCACATCATTTGCCGTTATCATTTCCACAGACTGCACCACGCGCCCATTTACGCCACGCGGCATCTGCTGTTGAAGCTGATTTACTGGCTGCACCTGTTCTATCTGCGGTAGCTGCATCCGCGTCTGTTGAAAGTATGGATTGCACCCATACTGCGGATATGCTTGCTGGATATTATAGTTCATGCTCTGATAAGGATTTGGTTGCATAGTCGATTCCCTCCTTCTCTAAAACCTCCTGCACCGCCCGAACCATAACGGACTGATAAGTAAGAGGTATCTTCATTACATCTTCACGACTGAAAATTTTTTCCAATACTTCATCTGAAAACATTTCCATCAACCTCCTTCTACCTATATTTTCGCATAAAAAAAGAGCCAAAAGTGTCATCTTTCGCTCAACTTTCTATCATATATTTTTTTGTTTTGTATGGGGCTTTTCTACACCAATCTTACACCACTACACCAATTTTACACCAATTTTCTAAAAATTATTCATTTGTTTTGAAAAGTTATTCAATGTTTATCTTTTTTGTATGAATTGCTCAAAACCGTTGAAAATAAAGTTATTAACAATGTTTTTAAAGTTATAGCAAGATATTTTCATTTTGAATAAAAATTTCAATATCATTTATTCCCAAAATGTATATACTTATTAAAAACATTGATAAAACAAGGTGTTCTATATGTATTTTTTATTTCTACACCAATTTCTACACCAATTTTAAGTTTTTTTCTATTGCTTCGATTTCCTCCAGTTTGGATTCATCCGTTACATGAACATACAAATTCATCGTCATTTCAATTTTGCTATGACCTAGGATTGCTTGCAGCGTTTTAGGGCGCATACCACTTTCTATACATCTCGTAGCGAATGTGTGCCTTAGCAGGTGAATTGAGAACTTTCTCATTCCCAATCTATTGCAAATAGCATATATTCCTTGATTATACGCTGACTTTTGAATTAGATTTCCGTTTTTGTTCAGAAAAATATAATCTGCATACTGGATTGGAATAATTTTGTTTTGAGAATTCTTCTCTTTTTGACTATATAAAATATTGACAGCTTCTTTTGTAAGCGGTATCTCCCGATGCCCGCTTTTTGTCTTTGGTTCTCCGATTACAAACCCTTGTTTCGCGACCTCCGATGCGCTTCTCTGTATTTTTATTTTTCGATTTTTAAAATCTACATCAGACCACTTTAACGCAATCAATTCTCCAACCCGAATCCCGGTTTGCAGCACAAACGCATATCCATTATAAAATGATGATTTTTCTGATTCTTTTAAGAAAGTTTTTTGCTCATCAACAGTTAGTGCTTCTCGCGCTTCTGTTTTTTTACCACCAGTTGCTTTCACATTCCTTCTTACAGGATTTCTTTCTATTAAATAATTTTCGACAGCACATTCAAAAACACTCCACATTAAATCTCTATGCACCTTAATGGTAGATGTCTTATGCCCTTCATTCATCATATTTAGTACTTTCTGACAATGAATCGGCTTTACGTCTTTTAATTCCATATTCCCAATAATTGGAGAAATAGAAAAGCTCCACATACTTCTGTAGTTTCTTTCTGTTATAATTCTTATGCTATCTCCCTTTACTTCATTTATCCAGTAGTCAAACCACGCATCGACTGTTGGAGAGTCAGAAAAGAACACATCACCATGTTCATCCTCAAACTGCGCATCTGCCATCCATGCCCTGCACTCCTGCAACTTATGAAAGTATTTCTGTTTTCGTTTTCCAGATTTTGTTGTAAAACGTCCTGTATACATTCCGTCTTTCCGTTGGCTGATACCAACGCCTAATTCTTTACCTCTAAGGTCTTTTCCCATCGTTACACACCCTTTCATTTTGAGAAAAGCCCCATACAGCTTCATACTACCATACGGGGCTAATTTCTGTCTATATCTCAACAGTATTTTCAATAAACTTGTCGAATTCCTTTCGCTTAATGAGCTTTCTGTTCCCGTTTGTAAGAGCAAAAGTGCATCTTGGGTTATTCGCAAGTTTTCTGAGCGTTGCCGTTCCGATATTGCTATAGGCGGACGCTTCATCAATCGTCATTGTAACTTTCTGCCAAATCGGCACTTCTGGTTTCGACATATCCTCAATCCTTTCCATTTTCTTATAAATCTTCCTCAAAATACGATTTACCGTAGATGATGATATTTTCATCGTGTCCGCTATATAGTCAATGGGAGAGCCATTACTGGACAGTTGAAATACCATCATCTCGTCCTCGGTAAAATTGGCGTTCTCTATAATTTTTCGCAATTCTGGCTTTGTCAAATCTCGCAAAGCCACTTAGGAATACCTCCTTTATGTATTCTCGTTAGACCAAAGCAATTTCTTATTCCCTTTCTTATCGGTCTGGAAAATAGTATCCTCTGTCATTTCTATTCCGATTTCAGCCTTTACTACTTCCTCGATATCATCAAGCGAAAGATGCTTATCACCGACATCTGCCCATAATTCTTCAAAGGCAACTAACGCTTTGGCGCATCGTTCTGAACCGAACCCGAATTTATCATGCAGGACTAGCAACATAACCAGTTCCATTTGAGAAGAAAGCCCTCTATCAATGATTTTCTGCATATTTTCAATAGCTTCTGTCTTTGCTTCTTCAATGATTCTTTTTTGCTTCTGATACCGTTTTTTCTTTTCAATCTGATTCAGATTCATCTTTCGCACCACCCTCGTAAACCGCAGAAATAAATTTGTCTACCCTTTTCTGCATTTCTGGCGGCAGATTTTCGTAAAAGTTAATTTCTTTGACTTTGTATCCGCATCTTTCTTTCATTCGCTCCATAGCCTTGATAGCAAGAAATACACCGTTGATAGCTACATGGTATGCGGCAGGCAATCCGCTTTCCTCATCGCGCGCGTCATGGTCTTTCTGGTAAGCGACCGTATGCCGTAACAGGGCGGCTAACAATCTATCGTCAGAAATATTGCGCCATGATTCGATACCTTCAATACCGTATTTCTCAACGGCAAATTCACGAACCCTTGCTAATGGTTCTAAAATCTCCAATGGGACAAGATTAAGTTGTGCTTTCCCTTCATCAGATTTTACGATTGGCGTTTTCATAAATCTTCCTCCGTTCTGGTTTTTATCTGATACTCATTGCCTTTATTTTCTCTAATTCTGCATGAACGGTGTCCATAACAGAATCATCCACTACTCTTTCTTTCTTCTCCCCGCCCTCAATCAACAGCTTGCTTTTTTCGTCAAATGCCGCGGACAACTGATTGATTCTGCCCTGCATCTCGATTCTGGCAGGATTTTCTTTATTGGAAAGCAAATTCCGCGTTTCTGTCGGCAGTTTTGCGCTCTCATCTTTCTGCATCAGTACAAGCCTGTAAGACCGCTGAAAATTACTCATAACTACTGTCTCGTTATATTCTTCATCCGTAGCCCAAATATGTAGCTGCTCTGGTGTTCCGATTGCACGCTGGATGATGGCAGGCAGTTTCAAAAATTCCTCGGTATATCGGTATCCACTATTCCTAATCGCCATGCTGACTAACGCCCACGCTTCCATTTCATTTAATTCCTGCGGTTTGCTAACGGAATGAACCATATCAACCAACTGTCCGATTGTCGGTGCAAATCCGCTTGTGTCAGACAGGATATAGGATTTCAACGCAACCGAAATCTGCTGATATGTATAATCTGAAAGCATCATTCCCCAAACCTCCGTTGTTTCTTCGATATTCTTTGGTCTGAAATTCTGAAAACAGTTATACATGATACGCAGGATTTTCTTCGTTTCCTCTTTTGTCAGCACAAAACACACCCCCTAAAAATTCCAGTTTATATCGCTACTGGAAGTCTTACCGATTTTCTCCCAAACAATACCTTGATAGCCGCTTGAAATACTCTCGTTTATTGCCGTTGACACCGCCGTATCTCCGTACTGTGTTGACTTTTCCGATACGGTTTTTAAAAGTGTCCGCAGACCTCTTTCTTTGTACTTGAAATTTCTCTCTCCCTTGTATGCAATCCAATCCTGTACCGATTCCAACAAGTAATCGGAAATAGCAAACTCGGAAACCATGTCATTCAGCATATCCGCAGAAGATACTTTCTTTACAGAAACGGAAGGAATACTTTTCGGTTCTTCTTCCGTCTGGCACTCGTCCACACTGCCTCTAACATTATTTACCATATCCATAACGTACCGCCTAAAATCATCAGACTTAATATGCTTTGCAACATTCTCAACACCCGTAAGCGTTTTCTCTGATTTGCTCCAATTATACTTGTACCATTTGAGAATCAAGACTTCTTTTGTTTCCGCACAGTACCGAATCACACCATGCACATTTTCAAAACGCCTTATCAGCCTTGAAATTGTATCCTTCGTGTACCCTGTATGGTGCGACATTTGATTAAAACTGACCTCATAGCAGCCGCAGATATTCGTCTGTGGGTTCGTCAGAAGATAAGCGTAGAAATACTTATCCTCTGGCGTGAAATCATCCTCGACCTTATTATCAGTCCAGAACGATATGTGTAAATTCCTGTATATTGCCATAAACAACACCACACTCTTATTTATTGTTGATTTTCTCGTCAAGATTCATCCTTTGTCCTTCTTTCCTTCAAATAGCTATAAACACCATAGGGAAACCAAAGGAAAACAATCCATAAAAAACAAAGAATCGGTTTCCATACGTTTTGCGTATAATCTTCAATGATAATGCTCAGAAAAAGACCGTACCCAATCATTATGTAAGCGGTTATCAAAATTGCCAAAATAGCCATTCCCATCACTCCAATTCATCAGCAATCACAAACATATCAAATCCAAAGAAGGAATTATCAATATTCTCGTAAACAGCATCTAAGATTTCCTTATTGTGAATGCCGTCTACTTCCATCTGTTCCCAAAAATCTTTATCCTGTGTTGATGTTCCAGAAAAATCTCCCTCATGTTCTTTTTTGTATTTTTTACCTCTAAACTCAAGTGTTTCTGTATATCCTGCTTCGTGTGTTACAACTGTATATTCATCGTTCATTCCTCCTTCGGATTCTCGCACCGTTCAAACTCAATCACCCAAACCCAAGGATTAGCATCCCATCCGTAACGGTCAAGGTCTGATTTCTTAATGGTTTTGTCCCAAGTTTTTTGAAATTCCATTCTTAATGCGTCATGAAAAGCGTCATCACTTATGTATAAGATAGCGTCCTGTGGGGTTGCAATGCCCTCTTTTTCAATATCAATACACCATCCTTCTCCGCATTCCTGCAACAGCTCCACCCGTACATCCGTAACCTCCAGCCAGATTCTCGCCGCTTCTTTCGGCATGTGGATGGATGGGTGCCATATATGGCTATCATTTTTAAAGCCAATTTCCGCTATCTTATCTGCTCTAAAAACATACTGTTTATCTGAATTTAAGGAAATCGGATGTCCCCACGTTTCCCGAACATACAGAATATCTCCACGCTGATAGGGCGGAAAGCATGGCATACAAAAGTCGGCATCAGCATCAAGTGCAGCTACATACGAAGAATAAAAACAATCAAATTGAAAGCGGCCATTTTCATAAACAGGTTCAATCCTATGTGTGTGGTCTGGAACATTTTTTGCAACCCGTCTAGTGCATGTCTTCCGACCATCTAAAATCGCTCGTACCATTTCGGTATTAAATAAAATCGGTTTAATTGCCATTGTTCATTCCTCCTCAATCGGTGTGTTCCAACATTTTATACAGTTCGAGATACATCCGTCATCTCTTTTGAGTCCCAATTCGTTTACACACACTTTCGGAGTTCCATCATCCTCCATTAGTGCATTTGGGTAGTGTTCCAAAAACTCTGTCAGTCTTGTTTCCTGCGGATGTTCCTCCGACCATTTTTCTACAATAGAAACTGCAATCTCTGGATACACTCTCTGCAAATCGCCACACGCGAAACCAGTTGTATTGTTTTCACTGCCAAACGGACAATCAGCGCAACAAATACGGCATTTTTTCGTCATTCTATTTTTTTCTTTCAAGAATTTTATTGCGTCCATGTTTATCCCTCCTGTCCCCATTCTTCGTTACACCATTCATCAACGCCCAATTCAAGCCACTGTTGGAAATCGTCCAAAAAGAAATCTTCTAAATTTTCTCTGTTAAAAGTACCTTCTTTCCACTTGGTTCGTTTCCAGTCATTAACAACCTTTTCGATAATACCCATGATAAAGATATCTTGCGCCAGATAACTTTCAAAAATATTCGTGTGGTCTACTGTTTTATTTTCCATTTCTATCACTCCATACAATTCGGGCAGAAATGTTCCCATTCGCCCTCATTCTTTTTGCAATCTCGTATATTACTGGTACGGTCACGCCGTTCCCTGCCTGTTTATATAACTGGCTGTCACTGTTTACCAATTCAGCCCTATCGAAATATTCATCCGACCATCCTTGCAGCCGGAAACATTCTCTCGGTGTCAGTTTGCGGATAGCAATATAGCACTGATATTTTTCGTACCAAACGGCGTATACGGTAAAATTTTCCGATAATTGCACGAAAATACCTTGCTTAATGTCCTGTCCGTTTTCTGCTTTAACCTTTATGCAAACTCTCGGTTCATTTCCATGCGATTGACCTCTAAGCGTTGGTATCATGTCTTTCGGTGCAACTTTTTTCTTTTTCCTTCCTTGCGGGTCTATGCAACCTACAATCTTCGTAGCTAACAGGTTGTCCTTTTGAACCGTGGACAATATATTTGTGATTCCATCTTTTCTGATTTCGCTCACAAGGAAATCGTGCCTTGAAATATCAAGTTTTCCGCTTTCATAATCTTTCCGAATTTTCTTTCCGTATTCCGTCCTAACATTCCGCAAAATCCCTGCAATTTCAATTCCGATTCCGTGTCTGTCCTGCCCTGTAAGCGTAAACATCGGCTCTCCATTGTCTTTAAACCTTCTGCCGTTCTGTCTTTTCTCTCTATCTGGTGTAAGTACAGGAACGCAAATGCCACTTATTTCCTTTCGCCTGTTGCAAATGCCTTTATGGTATCTCGCTTGCAAGCAAAACGCCTTATCATAAGTTTGTATTCCTGCACTTTTTGACATATCGCAAAATACAGGAATAGGGATATATGGACTCAATCCACCGCCATCCATTTTAGAAAGTGTCGGAGAAATACCATCCACATCATATACACGATAACGATTCGGATTGTCTCGTTTTACACTTTTTATATTCCTGATTTGTTTTATTTGAACACTATTTTCTCTGTCTGCTCTTTCGATAGGAAATACTTTTGTGGTCCTTCTTCCTCTAAGATGTCCGATAACGAAAACTCTTTCCCTGTTTTGCGGGACGTAATCGGCAGAGTTGATAACTTGCCATTCTGCATCGTACCCACTTTCGTCCATTTCAACGAGAAGTTTAAGGAAGTCCGTTCCCCCATTAACGCTAAGTAGGTTTTTAACGTTTTCAATGAATAGGTATGTGGGTCTATCTTTTTCTTCGAGGTCTTGCACAAGGCGCATAACTCTGAAAAATAAGCTGCTTCTTGCTCCGTTAAAGCCAAGCTGCTTTCCGGCAACGCTGATGTCCTGACAGGGGAATCCGAAACACCAGCAGTCTGTTTTCGGTATGTCCTCGGCGAAAATCCGTCTAATGTCATTTGCATACCATTCTCCATGCCTGTACTCCTCCTTTCCTGCTTCTGCCACCCTTTTGTTCTTCGGCAATGTGCTTATGTACTCTCTCTCCTGTTCTGTCATAAGGTGCATGGCTGTGTAGCTGGCTACTGCGAATTTATCAAATTCACAAAAACCGATACACTCATGTCCTGCCAGTTCCATCCCCATGCGGAAACCACCGACACCAGAGAAAAAATCAATGAATTTCATAAATCATCCCTTCTTATTCGTCCGTAAATTTCAATGCCTTTTCCTTTGGCGAAACCGTATTCTTGGTTTGCGCCTTTGCTATTTTCCCATCCGTCCAACATATAAATTGCATCGCAAATATCGAGCAATTCAAAAGACATTCTCATGTATTCGCCATGTGTCGCATTCTTCGGCATGATATCGTTCAGCCTCGCGGGGTTTACCGTCTCCCAGCCACATTCAATCAATTCCTTTTCTGCTTTAAGGAATCTTTCTCTGAAATCCTCTGTGCCTGTAATGGCACCGCTTATGTAAATTCTCAATGTCTGCACTCATTCCCCATTTTTAGAACAAACTTAATTGATTCGCCATTTCAAGACTTATTTGTTCTTTCTTCTCATCCGAAAATCCGTTATATGTTTTTCGGTTGGTAAACAAGTACTCTGTTGCGACCTTGCTATTGCCATTTGCCGATGACAAGACGCTTTTTGTTGTTTTTGCTATCTGGATAAAATTTTCTGGCATTTGATATTCTGATATAAAAATGTTATCTTGCTGTTCAGCCCATTTGTAAAATTCTCTGTGATTAAATCCTTGATATTTCCCGCAATTTGTTCCTGCGTATGGAATGTCGCAATATGTCACTGCATCATTCGGAATTTTAACACTTCTGTAATCAACTCCGAGACTTTGTAGGCTTTGTAGGCTTTGTAGACTTTGTAGGCTTTGTAGACTTTGTAGGCTTTGTAGTCTTTGTAGACTTTCTATTTCTATTTGTCTTGAAAGGATACCAAAATCATTTCTTGCAAACTTCTTTATCTGCCTGTTAAACTCAAGATAACGCCCATACACATCGTTTAATTTTGACGGCTTTATTTTGTACCCATACTTTTCCAAAATGCTTGTATCGTTTGTGTATACAGAACAGTGATAGTCTTTTTTAAATTTTTCTATATCAGAGCCGTATATGTAATCCTTTCCGTTGTTCCCAAAAGACCACACAAGAGCGATGTAGGCATCTACATCTTTTAGTCTGTTAAACGTATCCCTGTCAATCCATTCTCTGTTGTTTTCTACCGTATACTTTCCATAGACACAGTCTTTGAATAACACAGGAAGCCTTGCATCTATGTCATTCATAATAAAGTTATTCCATTTTCCGCTTAACATTGCACAATGCGTAACAGCACCGCCACCGCAAAATAAATCTACAAACGTATCCGCAGAAGGCAAATTCGATATTAGCCATTTTGCAATAGAGTTTTTGCTGCCCTTGTACGGCAATCCGTATCTCAACCATCAATCGCCGCCTTTCATCAATTCCATAAACTTCTCGTACTGCCGTTCTGAAATCTTATTCCCCCTCTTATCCGCTCTAATTTCGATTGTGAGGTGCTTTTCGGCAATATGTGATAATTCCTTCGCAAGATTCCTTCTGCCCTGTTCCAAGCCGTCACGATAGCCTTTAGCGGCTTTGTATTCCGCAATTTGCGATTTGCCATCGCCCTGTGAGCCGCTTGTCTTGTTCCGCAGCTGATAACCACCATCAGCATATTTCTTTATCCAGTGCTGTTCCGCACTATCCAACTCGGTATCCTTGTAAAGCATAAATCCGATTTTCCATCCGTACTGATTTGTTTCCGCATCGTATAAGCCGTGTTTTTTCAAAGATAGGTCGATATGCTGATAGCCAACAAGATGTTGCGACAATCTGGTAATAAGGTGTATTGCTTGCCCGATGTATGCGTATTTGAATCCGTTTTCATCAATTCTTGTTAGGAAATAAATTCCGCTGTCCTCATTCAATTTTGGATTTACTTTCAGCAGGCGTTCCTTGTTCTTCTTTTCGATAGCCTTCGCTTTCTTGAATTTCTGATAGTCCATCTTTCCACCGCCTTACAAATCTTACCGCCTTTTCCGATTAACCTCTTTTTCAACTCTTTCAAATTCTTCATCAGATATTCCGAATATCTCAATATAGTCATATTCTGGTGCGAACAACACCAATATATCGTCCTTCTTATAAATAGGCACCATGAAATCGCCTACAATATTCGGAGTATCAAACATTTGTATCCCTTTTTCAAAATTCTCTTTCAAAAAAACGATTAAATTTTCTATTCTCAAAATCAGTCTCCACCCTTCTTATTTTTTAAAACGGCAAATCATCATCCTCAATGGTATTGTCAACGGGATAAAAACCATCCGTGTTACTCTGCGGTTTCGGCGCATCACTTATCTGCCCTGCACTGCTGCTTGCCGCTTTACTTTCGGCAAACTCGAACGATTTCACGATAAAGGATACCATGTTCTGCTTCTTCCCTTCCCTGTCAGTGTACTCATTCTGCGCAGCTTCGCACTCAAGGATGATTTTCGTACCCTTCTTAACAAATTTATCCATTGTTTCCGCCGTTTTGCCGAAAGCAGAGATATTGAAAAAGCTCGTTTTCTTCTTGTCTCCGTATCCGCTTTCGACCGCAATGGAAGTTCTTCCGACCGCTAGAGGATTTGCGGACTGCGTGTATCTGAGTTCAACATCTCTTGTTGTTCTGCCAACAAAAATACATTTATTCATTTCTGCTTGTCCCTCTTTCTTCTAAAGTATTCGTTCTTTCGGTAATCTGCCTGATTTTCGATGAACGCCTTATTTTGCATTTCTTTTTTATTTTTCAAATGCTTCTGATTCCAAATTGTGAATTTCTCGCATTTTGAATGGCATCCAGCAATCCTTCTTTCGCAACCATAGCAGGGGCAGATGCCGTCCTTCGCCTTGATATTTGTATTTAAGGAAAACTCATATCTTCCCATCACTCAACCACCACCCGTCATTACGCCCTGCAACGTACACATTCGCCGCAGGACACGCTTTTTTCATACGCTCGATGAATTTATCGGAATCGGCATTATCAGCTGACAGATGGCACATTATGACGTTATGCAAGGAATTAGAATTATTCGCCTTTACAAACTCACAAGCTGTCTCAATCTCCATGTGACCGCCGAAAATATGATTCTTTTTCCCTTCGTTATCGGGATAAATCATGTCCTTGTCATAATTTACACCCAATAGAATGTGGTTAATGGATTTAAACTTCCATTTGATAACTTTACAATCGGTAATGTAAAGCATCCGCCCCATTTCCTTGTGAGTTATCAGAAAGCCATATATCGGGCAAGGTTCGCCGTCCGCATCTGTGTGTGTCCATCTACCGTCAATCGTTGTAAGGTCAAAAGATTTTACTACAAATCCGCCCATATTTACCGATTTACTATCGTTTTTCAGATATGGTACAAAAACGGGTATTCCCATTCTTTTAAAATCTTCTATCGACCTGCTATGGTCAAGTCAGAGATGTTTATGAGTAACTATCGCTCCGACAATATTTGATATTTTCCAATCAACACCTTTTTTAACAGTCTTTTCTGATACGCCTAAATCAAGTAACAAAATTTCTCCTGTTCTGCTGATTAAGGCGTGCGAATTTCCACTTGAGCCTGTGGCTATCGTTCTCAAAAACATCTACATCACCTCGCCTTCTTTTTCAAATTTCCATACATAACCGCCTGCCTGTTTTCTTACACTACCTTTTGAGTTGTATGGTTCTTTGCTTGCGACTTGAGATATATTTCTTTGGCATATCCCTGTCATTCTGCTCGCTATTTCGCAGTTGACATATTCGGCAAGGTATACACCGTCCAATGTGTATTGTTTGACTCTTTTTGGCTTGACGTACTTATTGTAGTCATTCATCCCTTTGATTACATTTTTGTTTTTCTTAATTGTTTCCATGCTGTGTTTAGCTGGATGTATTATTTCAAGGTTATCTAATCTATTATTCTGTTTGTTCCCGTCTTTATGGTGTATGTGGTAACCTTTCGGGATTTCTCCTATAAATGCCTTTGCCACAAGCCTATGTATTCGTTCTGTTCTTCTTTTCCCATCGCAGTCAAAAAGATTTACGGTAAAATACCATCCATTTTTATCTGTGTTTGACATTATCCCTCCATTTTTATTTTTTCTGTAACTTTTCAATCTTCCATAATTTGAAATTTGGTATAGCCCTTCGTATCCATCAATCCATTTCCATTCTTCCGTACTTAATCACTCCTTTCGGAACACCGCAGTCAAGGATAAGAGATTTTCCATTGCTATCAGCGAGCATATAACAGTTTCCTGCGCTCCCCGTTGCTATCGTTTTTAGCAGCACTTTCGCACCTCCTAACGATTATTCAATACCATCAACATGGTATCTTCCTATTGCAATACATCTTAATTTCGTCAAGAACAACCTCCACAACATCCATGTCTTACGCAAGAATTAAAAACCAAATCTATTTCTCTTGCATACTGACGGTATTGTTCCGGTAATTTGTTTAAGTATATTTCCCATTCTCCTGAGCGCGTGCGATATTCTTCATCTATCCATCCTCCAGATTGCCAAAACGAATCATAATTAGAATCATTAAATTTTGATGTTTTCAAACAATAATCCTTATAATCATGACCGAATTTAACTATTTCTCCGTCAATTTTTAAAGTCAATACCCCCCTGCAAAGATTAGGGAAAGAACCTGTATAATTGACAAATTCAACATGTCCTGTTTTTGAGATATACTCTGTGTTTGTATCGACTATCATCATCACACCCCGCTATCTTTCGGAAATCGAAATACTTTAGGATAATTGAAAGCGAAATAATATTCACTGCTTTTTGCCTGTTTGTAGTTCCCGTATTCCGTCCTCAACTCTTCCATAGCCTTTTCTGCTTTTTCTTTTGTCGAATATTCGGCTAATTTCCAAATAGTATCGTCATCGGAATTTACTGCATAAGCAATAATCGTCATTTTATAATCGTAGTCGATTGCAATTGCAATCTGTTCATAAGGCAAATCAACCCTTCCATTCTGACTAATAATTCTCATATTTTTACCCCCTTACCAAAAGCCAAATTGCGCTCACTGCCGTCAAAATGGTGGCGGAAAATACAGAAACCACAAGGCATCCAGCCGTGATTTTATTTTTCACTACATAACAGATGAAAGCTCTATATAGACCTATTTTTTCATTTTTACGAGACAACCAAAAGATTCTCTCGGAAGACACAATAGCAATCATCAAAAGAGCAATCGTCAACTTCACAATAATCACCGCTTACACCTCCTGTACAATTTCTCCATCAATGATGTTTTCTTCGTCAAAATCAACGGCATTTGCACTTTCCGAAACATCGTCCTGTGTCTGGCGGTATGCATCATCCAGTTCAATCTGTGCCTGTCTCGCCATCTGGTCATAATTTTTTGGATACTTTCTTGTTGCATTGTTGCACATCTTTCGCTGAATCATGCTCTCTGGCGTATCCAACCATGCGCCACTGATAAAAGGTCTGGCAATTTCACATTCCAACATATCATCAACCGTATCACACGCTCGCAATGCGTTCAGAATTTCATCCTTCTTTGCCTTGATTTCCTCTTTCTGTTTATCTGTAGCCTTGTATCTGTCGGCACAAATGCCGAATGTAGCGTTCATCATATTTTGCTTAACGTGAGCCAAAAGATTGACCTTTACGCTTGCCCTATCAGCTGTCAGATAAGTTACTGTGCCATCCGTCAGTTTGACAGGATACACCACACGAACCGCCTTATCGGATAATCCGTTTTCTTCCCACTCTGGCGGTGTCAGTTCCAAACCCTTATGTTTGGGTGGGATATAGGTATCTCCTTCTTTGACTACCCAATATGGATAAACTTGTTCGACATCCTTGCCGTAATGAGAGAGAAGGGAATCATATCCTGCACCCTCGATACCCATTTCAACAACCTTTACCCACTCGTTCCCACGCTTTACATTTCTAAGCTGGAAATAACACTCCCTCGGATATGCCGCAGGGTTCAATTTCAGCCCTGCACAGTTTTCAACGATGCCCCTCAAGTTGCTTGTATCGAGGGAGTTCATGTTCGCTTTTCCATCGTTCTTTACAAGATTGTAAATGCTTCCAACTGCCTCCATAGCGCATTTTCTGGAATATTCATCAAAAATAACGCCGCAGGATGAGTAGTCATTTTCAATCAGTCTTACAATTTCGTTAGACCACTGGCTTAATGCCGTTGTAAATTTCTTCTTTTCCGCTACCTGTGTATTTTCAGCCATTATTTCATTCCTCCTCCAACGGTCTGTTCCAACATTCTTCGCATTCTTCTGAAACAAATTGTTCGTCCGTATCTAAAAAGCACTCTTTATTTGTCGCATATCCCAACGAATGAGGGCAAATTTCCGGAAATTTGTTATATTCCAGTTCGGCTTTCGGATACTTCTCCAAGAAATCCTGTAAAATCGTTTTTCTCGGATGTTCTTTAGACCATTTTTTCACGATGGCGACCACTTTTTCTATATCATTAAAAACCCACTTACAAGGCATACAACTGCGAGATGAAGAATCTTCCATTGGGCAATCACTACAAAACGGATACTTTTGACACATTCTATGCCATTCTCTCAAAAACTCTAACGCCTTCATTTCTGCCATTCTGCATCACTCCACTTCCTTAATTTCTCCATCTTCCAACCGATACCATGTATCTTCTTTGTATTTATCCCCATCAATCTGGATTGCTTTGTAATTGACGATTTCTCCTTCATTGTTTCGCTCCACCATGACAATCAAACTTCCGATACCGCCTTTAGCTTTGCTATCGTTTTCGGAAATCATAATGGTGTGTTTTCCGCCTGCAAGTGTGGCGTTGTCTCCGCCTGCAAGTGTGGCCCAGTGTCCGCCTGCAAGTG